TCGCCTTCGGTAACGCCCCTTATCTTAGCGTCACGGGCAATCTCAACGCCGGATGGCATGTCGGTGGTGCTAATACTCTGAGTAACATCAACGCTGCAAACGTCGCATTTGGCAACGCCCCTTATCTTAGCGTCACGGGCAATCTCAACGCCGGATGGTTTGTAGGTTCCGGAAACACCCTGAGTAACCTCAATGGAGCAAATATTGCATTTGGAAATCTTTCGGTTGGTAATATTTATTCAGCCAACGCACTTCAGACAACAAATATTATTTGTGCAGGTTTTACTGCAAATGTGACTAATATAAATTTCAATTTCGACACTTTATCTATACCATATGTCCGAACTCCTAATATTTACATGACAAATTCACCTCTTACGTCCGCAACTACTGGTACGATTACACCGGGTGCAATTGAATTTAATGGCACTAATAACGTTTTCTATACAACCACGGGTAATTTGAGAGGTCTTTCACCAAGTGTGTTCACTTACAGATTAGCTGCGAGTACCACATTCGGAGCGCTCGTGAATGCGCCTGGTTCATGGCTCAATTCAACTACTACATTTGGTGTTACATTGCCAATTGGATATTACAAGGTAAATGGAAAATTAGCTATGAACATAACACAGGCCGCAACTCCTGGAGTTATTCAATCAGTTTGGGGCGGAGGTGCGACTTATACAATAGGTATTAGTACAACATTATATCAATCAACTACTGTTAACACATCAAACGTTTCACAAACTCCAGTTCTTGTAGATACTACAACTAAATCAGTTGTCCCTATAGGAGTTGCTGCTCTGGGGTCGGCCGTCGCCACATATTTTATAGTATATTTCGATGGATTCGTAAACGTAACTGCCGCAGGCACCGTACAACCGCAAATACAGTTTTCGGGTGCCGGAGCACTTTCAGCTTCATCTATACGTGCAGGAACATACATAGAATTTACGAGAGAAGGACCACAAGGTACGGCAGTAAATATTTCAGGTTGGGCCTAAAATTAGTCTCCATGTACTAGTAGAAGGATGCCAACCATCACTAATTTTGGTGATGTGGTGACCCAGGGCAATACTACTTGTCAACAGCAATTAATTGTCCAAGGTACATCGACGTTTACAGGCGCGGCTAGTTTCGGAAGTCTGACCGCGGCCACCGGAGCCTTCACGACTAGTGCGAATTCGGTCAGCCTAAATGTTTCATCAGGGTCTTTTTTGACAACACTCAACGTGTCATCAACTTCTAACTTGGCGACACTTTTCATTACTTCGGCGAACGTCCAAAGTCTGAACGCCGCCTCGGCCCAAATTACTTCAGGAAATATCCAGTCCCTCAACGTGTCCAGTGAGAACGTGACCACCATCAATGTTTCGGGAACTGCTTTATCTGCCGCATTTATCGGACCCGGATCAGGTCTATCAAGTCTGAACGCGTCTAACATAAATTCTGGTGCGCTCCTTGGCACCTACTTGTGGGGCAATACCGTCAGCAATGTGAATGCTTCTAATGTCGTCATCGGTGCCCTAGCAGCCCCGTATCTCCAGACCAACCAGACTAATATTACCTCCGTAGGCACCTTGACCTCTCTGGCGGTTACGGGCGCCACGACCTCCGGATGGTTTACAGGCTCGGCAAACACCCTGAGCAACCTCAACGCCTCAAACGTTGCTATAGGTGCCCTTGCTGCCACCTACCTCCAGAACAACCAGACCAACATTACCTCCGTAGGTACCTTGACCTCTCTGGCGGTCTCAGGTGCCACGACCTCCGGATGGTTCACAGGCTCTGCAAACACCCTGAGTAACGTAAATGCCTCAAACGTTGCTATAGGTGCCCTTGCCGCCACCTACCTTCAGAACAACCAGACCAACATTACCTCCGTAGGTACCTTGACCTCTCTGGCGGTCTCAGGTGCCACGACCTCCGGATGGTTTGCAGGCTCTGCAAATACTCTGAGCAATGTGAATGCCTCTAACGTTGCCATAGGTGCCCTTGCTGCCACCTACCTCCAGAACAACCAGACCAACATTACCTCAGTAGGTACCTTGACCTCTCTGGCGGTCTCAGGTGCCACGACCTCCGGATGGTTCACAGGCTCTGCAAACACCCTGAGTAACGTAAATGCCTCAAACGTTGCTATAGGTGCCCTTGCTGCCACCTACCTCCAGAACAACCAGACAAATATCACGTCCGTAGGTACCTTGACGTCTCTGGCGGTTACGGGTGCCACATCTTCCGGGTGGTTTGCAGGCTCTGCAAACACCCTGAGTAACGTAAATGCCTCAAACGTTGCTATAGGTGCCCTTGCAGCTACCTACCTTCAGAACAACCAGACAAATATTACGTCCGTAGGTACACTGACTTCTCTTGCAGTGACAAACGGTGTGGCGGCGGGGTGGTTCATAGGCGGTGCAAATACTCAGAGTAATGTGAATGCTTCAAATATTTCATATGGAATTCTAAACAGTAATTTCATAACTGGAAACACCATAAGTAATGTGAATGCATCAAATGTTTCATTTGGAAATCTGAATGGATCATGGATCCTCGGAAATACTCTGAGTAATGTAAATGCGTCGAATATTGCGTCCGGTACCTTGACACTTGGAACGCCAATTACGGGTAGTTTATTCATTGGAGGTGGAAATGCCCTCAGTAATGTGAGCGGGGTCGGCGCGGGTACTTACGGTTCGGCCGGTGGAAGTCAGTATCCTGTAATTACGGTCGACGCTACAGGTCGTATAACTTCAATTACAAATCAAGGTGTCCAGGGTACTCAATGGGCTGGAACAGCTGGAAATCCCATTTATTACAACCAAAATTACGTTGGTATCGGTACGTCAAATCCCTTGACCGCACTCGATGTCCGCGGAAATGTATACATACTCGGAAATCTCGCGTCATGGTACACGCAGACAGCCACCCTTGGTGCTGAACTTATTTATTCTGTCCGAAATACTACAACTTCAGCGTCCGGTACAGGATCAACTGTAGTAGCTTTTGACACAACTCTTCTGCCACCGGGTGTAACGGGTACTATTTATCTTAATTATAATGCACCAGGTGTAGGATCCGTCTATTTCGTAAAGAACGGCTCTAAACTTTACAATCTGGCAGCAAGTGAGGCAGTATTCATCGGCGGTGTATCGGCCGCTGATGGATCTGCTCAGTTAACTATAAAGTTTTCAGGAACCGGATCAGTAACTTTTACCGATTACTATTTTGTTGCTGACACCGTTACAGTCAGCTCAAATACTTTAGTACAAGGAAATGTGAGCGCAACTGGTGCCATTTCATCTCCTGTATTCATCGGAGGGGGTAATGTACTAAGTAATATCCAAGCATCGAATATTAACGGGACTATCGTCGTAACACAAATTTCAGGCAGTGGCAATACCATCAGTAACTTGAACGCTTCAAATATATCATATGGTAATCTATTGGGTTCATGGATTCTGGGGAATACGCTCAGTAATATCAATGTTTCAAATATTTCAGGATACGTCACTGCAAATGTACTCAGTAATATCAACGCATCGAATGTTGCTATAGGTGCCCTTGCCACCACATACCTTCAGAATAACCAGACAAATATTACGTCCGTAGGCACATTGACCTCCTTGGCCGTCACGGGCGCCACATCGTCCGGATGGTTTGCGGGTTCCGGAAACGTGTTGAGTAACTTGAACGCGTCGAATGTCGCAATAGGTGCCCTTGCGGCTACATACCTTCAGGCGGCTCAGACCAATATCACGTCTGTAGGTACCCTGACATCTTTGGCGGTGACTAACGGAGCGACTGCCGGATGGTTCGTTGGAGGGGGTAATACCATGAGTAATATTAATGCATCCAATATATCTTCCAGTACAAGTCTCACCCTCACAGCGCCAGTCACCGCATCTTTTTTCATAGGCGGTGGCAACACGCTTAGTAATATAAACGCTTCAAATGTGAATGGAACTGTAGTAATAGTTCAGCAAATTATCGGAGGTGGTAATGCTATAAGTAATTTGAATGCGTCAAATATTGCATACGGAAACTTGGTGGGATCTTGGATCCTCGGAAATACCCTGAGTAATGTGAACGCTTCTAATGTTGTACTGGGTGCCCTAAGCTACGCACAGCTTCAGGCTGCCCAGACCAATATCACGTCCGTAGGTACCCTGACCTCACTGGCAGTGACTAACGGGGCGACTGCCGGATGGCACGTCGGTGGTGCCAATACTCTGAGCAACATCAACGCATCTAATATTGCGTTCGGTAATGCGCCCGCCCTTAGCGTCACGGGTAACCTCAATGCCGGATGGTTCGTCGGTAGTGCCAACACCCTAAGCAACCTCAACGCATCAAACATTGCATACGGAAACCTCCTTGGATCTTGGATCCTTGGAAATACCCTGAGTAACTTGAACGCATCAAATGTTGCAATAGGTGCCCTAAGCTACACACAGTTACAGACTGCACAGACCAATATCACGTCTGTAGGTACCCTGACATCACTAGGCGTCACGGGTGCCACAACTTCCGGATGGTTTACAGGTTCCGGAAATACCCTGAGCAACCTCAATGCTTCCAACGTCGCCATAGGCGCCCTAAGCTACACACAACTTCAGGCTGCACAGACCAATATCACGTCTGTAGGTACACTGACATCACTAGGCGTCACGGGTGCCACAACTTCCGGATGGTTTGCAGGTTCCGGAAACGTGCTGAGTAACCTCAACGCCTCAAACGTCGCCATAGGTGCCCTAAGCTACACACAGTTACAGGCTGCACAGACCAATATCACGTCTGTAGGTACCCTGACATCACTAGGCGTCACGGGTGCCACAACTTCCGGATGGTTTACAGGTTCCGGAAATACCCTGAGCAATATAAATGCTTCTAATGTCACCATAGGTGCCCTAAATTACGCACAGCTTCAGGCTGCCCAGACCAATATCACGTCTGTAGGTACCCTGACATCATTGGCAGTGACAAACGGTGCAACGGCCGGATGGCACGTCGGTGGTGCCAATACCCTGAGCAACATCAATGCTTCAAACATTGCGTACGGAAATCTCCTTGGTTCTTGGATCCTCGGAAATACGCTGAGTAACATCAATGCTTCTAACGTCGCCATAGGTGCCCTAAGCTACACACAGCTTCAGGCTGCACAAACCAATATTACTTCTGTGGGTACCCTGACCTCACTGGCAGTGACTAACGGAGCGACCGCCGGATGGCACGTCGGTGGTGCCAATACCCTGAGCAACATCAATGCTTCAAACATTGCATACGGAAACCTCCTTGGATCCTGGATCCTTGGAAATACGCTGAGTAACATCAATGCTTCCAACGTCGCCATAGGTGCCCTAAGCTACACACAGCTTCAGGCTGCCCAGACCAATATCACGTCTGTAGGTACCCTGACATCCCTAGCAGTGACTAACGGGGTGACCGCCGGATGGCACGTCGGTGGTGCCAACACATTGAGCAATATTAATGCTGCAAATGTAACTATAGGAGCATTGTCATCTACACAATTACAGTCAACTCAGGCAAATATTTCGGCAATCGGTACAGGTGGAACTGGAGTGACAGTTACTGGACCTCTGAGTATTACAAATTTAGTAATTACCGGAGGATCTACACCTTCTGTGGGACAATACCTACAGGCAACCAGCACGGGTGGTGCGCTTACCTGGGCGACCATATCAGTTGGATCAGTCAACGGTAATACAATTTCAAATATTAATGCATCAAATCTTGCTTTTGGTAATATTTTGACCCTTGCGAACACGGCAACATGGTTCGAATTACCAGCTTATTCAAACGTCTATTTAGCATATGGAATTCGCTCCACTTCTACTACAGTTTCAGGATCACTTTATTCGATCGCGTATCAATATCCTTACACCAATATTCCGCCAAATACTGTAGGCAAGTTGGTCATCGTGTACTCATCAGCATCTGGCACGTCTCCAAAACTTTACAGTCCAAAGTCCGGACTCACATACACTTTATCAACAGGAGGTGGTACTATAGTAATAGATAACGTATCATCAAGTGATAATTTACAAATTCAATTCTATGGTGCAACTACGACCACAGTTACAATTACAGATGTGTGGTATGAAGCATATTCAATTCAGGTCGTTGCAAGTAATGTCGTGTTTGGTAACACCTCAAGTTACAACAATGTTGTTATGTATTCCAATTTATCAGTCAGTGGGACTATACAGGGTCTGGGTGACGTGACGGCGTCGAACGCAATAGCTGTCGGCACCAATGTTCGATTGTACGGATCAAACTCGGCCATTGTGGGATCATCTGTCGTGTCGGCTGCAAATTTAGTAGCAACGTCTGGTGCAATTATCTGTTCTTTCCCGACGCGCAAGTTTTACTCTTGGAGTGGTGTCGTCACCGTGTCATCAGCTCCATCCTTCACACTAACTTTTGCAAATTATGCATTTTATGCAAAGATTGTCGCAGTTCTTTTGGACACTTCGGGAACTGTAAATAGCGTCAGTACAATGTCACTTGAAGCAGCAGGAGGTTCGGCGGATGGAACCACTCCTTCAAATTCTATCGTCATAGGATCGAAGAACTTATTCGGCCCGACACTGACCAATCCATGGAGTAGCACAGTCTCAACTTCCGCAACCACAGTTGCATTGGTACCTACAAACTCAAGTCTTTACTCTTGGCAAATCAGCGTGGAAGTAATAGGATCTAGCGCGGCTCTAAATACTTTAGCCCAGAGTGCCAACCCGACAACTTCCAAGACATTTAATTATTAGATACTAATAGATGTCATCGTTTTCGGTGCCGGGGATTTTACAAGTTGCTCAATCTTTAGCTGCTCAATATGTTCAGGCAACTAACGGGTTAGTATCTGCAGGAACCGTTCAGGCAACCGGAGCGATCGTGGCCGGAACAACTTCAGGTGCGCAGCAGTTCCAAGCTACTAACAGTGTCCAGTCTTCCGGAACTATCCAGGCAACCGGAGCGATAGTGGCCGGAACAACTTCAGGTGCACAGCAGTTCCAAGCTACTAACAGTGTCCAGTCTTCCGGAACTATCCAGGCAACCGGAGCGATAGTGGCCGGAACAACTTCAGGTGCACAGCAGTTCCAAGCTACTAACAGTCTCCAGTCTTCCGGAACCATTCAGGCAACTGGGGCAATCACTGCTGGCACACAGTTAATTTCTCAAAATGTACAAGCTACTAATAATATTTTCACCACAGGAACTCTGTATGCCGGTACTATAGCAGCTGGAACTTATCAGGGTATTTCGTCGGTTACTCAGGTAAATAACTTAGGTGGAGGAACTATAACGTCGGCGGTGACCGTCCAGGGCGCCGTCAATGCAACCGGTGATGTCATTGCGTATTACCAGGCATCCGATGACCGTCTCAAGAACCGTGTAGGAAATATCCAAGAGGCTCTTGAAAAGGTAAATAAAATTAATGGGTTCACTTTTACATTTAATGAAGTAGCTCGTGAACATGGATTTGATGACAGACTACATGTTGGTGTAAGTGCCCAGGAACTTGAGAAAGTTCTTCCAGAGGTCGTCAGACCATTTTCATTTCAGAATTCAGAAAGTGAATTCAAGAGGGTCGAGTACGAGAAAATTATTCCATTACTTGTGGAGTCGACCAAGGAACTTACCAAACGTGTGGAAGCCCTGGAGGCCCTTACGAATAGTTTAAAAACTGAGTGATCGCGTAGCGTCCATGACCCGTGACACGCTTGACCTCATGTTCTGTACAAGATGGAAAAATAAGTAGGCAATTATTCTCTATAGGTACCTTGTAATCTCCAAAATAGAGATCACCACCCTCAAACGATTTCGGCTCCTTCCAGTGATATGAAATCGCTGTGACCATCGCCGAATCCGTATGAGGTTCATAATAGTCTCCGTCTTCGTAGTAACTCACAAGTGTCCGGTCCTTGAGCCTATCACTTGGCTTCAAATAATTATAAAACCAATTCCTCCCTAAAATATTTCTGTTGATTTCAGGGAACCCAATTTTCCTATTAAATTTGAGAATATTACTAAGCTCCCTTTTCATGTAGAGATCATCTATGAAAGCCCCCTTGTTCCGTTTCTTTGGTTTACCATCCGTACCAATTGCTGTGCCAGTTTGTTCAGGTGGGGATAATTTTCCATTTAGGAAATCTAATTCGGACCAAATTCCAGAAAGCTCTTCGGACGTGTAATAGTTTCGTACGATACAGTGAGGTACCGGCTCTGTGAAAAACTGAAACTTAGGACGGGCCATTAATTTCCATGCAACCGTAACCCGGGTTTCAGTACCGGACCGAGGCGCCAGGCCTCGATGAAGGATATCAGCCTTGAAAAGTATTCCAGTATTTAGAATAGCTTTTTGCTTTACCACCATTTCCTCATTTCCAATTTGAAATTCAGTTTCGCCTCCATCATCAATGGTGTTCATATATATCAGGAAAGTCCATGCGTCAGGGTCAGTATCATCTTGATGAAACTCCCCATCCTCCCCTATATCCTGACCATTGGCATAGACCCTTTTGAGGATAAAGTCATCTCCAGTCCGTTTCTTAATTTTATTCAGAATTTGATTTGCAAATATGTCATGGTCATTCAGGGATTTGTATGAAAAGTTTTTACCTGACGTCCCGAGTGACGTCCCTGACTTGTCCCAGCCATCCCTGTCCTTTAATATTTCTGCACAGGCATCATATTCATTTTGATTTAGAAATCCTGGAAATTTGAGTAACGGTAAGTTGGTCATTTTACTTTCTAATACTAAATTAGAATGGAAACTCGGATAATTTACGTGGATTCCAAAAACCGTGACACCCAACTGTACCCCTCCGGGTCTAGTTATATTCTACATTTGACAGATCAGGTCAAGAATGTAACTAGGGTTGACCTTATTAGTGCGAAGGTTCCAAATACTATATGGAATTTAACAGGTTCAACAAATGTCCTGATGTTCAACACTACATCTATGAACCTAAGTCCTGGTTTCTATTCAGCATCTGGAATTCAACATGAAATTCAAAGTCGTCTTCCAGCTGGTTCAAATATCACATGGCTTTCTAACGAAGGAAAGTTCTTTTTCCAGAGTACTTCGGCATTCACACTAACTGTGAATGACGAAAGTCTAGCAACTATGTTAGGGTTTCAAAAATCTAACGTGTACACTTCAGATCTTGTATTTAATGACCCCGTCTACAAGCAGGTCCTGCCTATTTCAGATTTCTTTCTCAAATCGAAAACGATTGTAGAATTTTCTATGAACCAGTTTCTCTTTCTAGACGTTCAGGAACTGAGGAACCCCCGTATGGTCGAGGCTCTTGCGTTAGCTCGTGATGGGTCAGGGACATATTCTGGAAAAAATGCACGCAACACGTTTGCCATGGTTCCCATGAATGTGAATTCTGGATGTTCTAAAACCTTTACCGAGAATGGAGATTACATAGTGTCAATTGACTACCCGCAGCCAATAGAGAAGCTGAGTAGGCTGACAATTACATGGACTGACGAAACTGGCAAAATAGTAAATTTTAATGGACATGAGACCAATTCATTTGTTCTGAGATTTTGGACGGAAGAGAAGAAGCCCCTTCCGGCCCCGCCACCACTTCGTGATGTAGAAATAAAGCGTATAATAGACGCCATGACATTGTTACCCAAACCAAAGGAGCCCGAGAAGCGGCCTCTTGTGGGTCGGTGGACCATCTGGATAGTTTTCCTGATGGCCCTGATCGGATTTTTTATTTATAAAACTTTTGTGAAACCTAATCCGCTACCGAGCGTTCACGCACGGGTCACGGCGTAGATGGGCTGACCTGGCTCCTGGACCTTGACGTTGGTCACGAAGGTCTTGATCAGCATGTACACCAGGATGGACAGCAGAGTGGTGAAGACGGCGCTCAGCAGCAGGTACTGGGTGCCATTCTTCTGGACCTGGACAACCTGTGCCACGATGGCACGGACGACATCCATCCATGCCACGGCAGCGGCGAATGAGAAACCCGCCACCACGGAATTCAGGGACTGAGCCTCGAGCTGAGTTGCAACTGCACCAATAACACCTGCCATTTTTACTTTATACCTGGAAAAAAATCTTCGTCAACTTCGTCCTCGTCCTCGTACTCCTCCTCCTGAAGTATCTTGGCATACTTGACTTTTGGGATGATTTCCTCCTCCTCTTCCTCTTCCTCCTCTTCGTCAGTCTCGTACTGATAAAATTCAGTAAACTGCTTCTTAGGTTTCATCTAATTTTGTCTGATTTTGTTGACTGCATTCTTCAACGCATGCTCGGCTGGCGTCTCCGGCTCCCAGTCATCCCATGTGTCGAGGCATGTATTCATCTTTACGTAAAGATCCTCCGTACCTTCGTACCTAGTGAAAGGCTCCGCGTCATCATCCACCTCCTGGATCTCTTCATCTTCTTCACTGTCCTCACTGTCATAAATTTCTGGAAAAAGGGACCCTATCTGTTTTCCCACAACATTACGGGCTGCATACATAAGACCGATTTCCATGTCCTTGGCAGTCACCGTGTCGCGCTTGCACGCTTTAGCATAGTGACTGGCTAGAACAACTGATGATTCCATTACTGGAAGAAAAATGTCATCAATTGACATTCCTAATTGAGGTCCTGAAATGAAAATTCACAAATTTACACAAAAGACATAAGGTCCCCTGAATCATTCGTATTAGGAAACAGAATTTGACCATTTTCGATAAAGTTGTAATTCACGGCGTAAAGTCTGATTTCTCTGGCTGAATTGCTTGGATTAAGGATCAATTCAAAAGTCTGATTTTTTATAACAGACATATTTACTTGGCCAGAAGGTAGTACCGATTCAGGATCTATACTGAAAGAATACATGTAAAAAGGCCGACTTGGGACCCTTGTATGAAACTCGAGCGGCTGAAGGACCCTGAGGTAGAGGGCTGTTCCAATTTCAGTAGGAATTCTATCTACACCATTAAATTTCAAGTTTAGACTGACGAGTTGTTCTGTCGTACCATCGGTCGTATAGTCATATCCTGATGCAGAAGTGTTCTGTATGACGACGAAGAGCTCTTTGACCGGATTGACAAACGCCGTCTGACACCTGACGTGATTGCATCCGCTTGGGGCAACATACTCAATACGTTGAACCTGCTTGTAAATCTGAACCCCCCGTTTTAACGGCGCCGCAAGGTATATGTACTCGACGAGTAAGGAAATGTCAACTGGCAGAATGTAAGGAATAGAACTTTGGATAAATTGAGTTGATGGATTCAGTACCAATTTCATAAACAAATTGTCCGGTTCCAGGCCTTTTGCAAGACATGTGAAAGGAAGGGGCACTGTAAATGTTGCGGGGATTGGGAGGGGTCCAGAAAGTTGAGGGTAAATCTTTCCTATGAGACCTCTTAGGGTTCCTTGTTTTCCTTGTGGCACCGTCACGTCATTTATGATCTCAATGTACTCTCCGTACAACCTCTCTATGAGCTGATTTCCGTAGTACAGTTCAACGTGATCTATCATAAGGGTTCCGATCGAATCGAGTACGGCATCAGTAATTGTGTCTGGTAAATTAACTTTTAAATATATGGCCGAAACGAGGTCACCTCTTTTCTGAATTTTAATAGAATGTTCATCACCAAATAGAACATTCGTATCGAACGTGAGGCGATCTAAACGCTTTGCGTAAGGAATTTTGGCTGAATATTTTTCAAGAAAATAGGTCACCTCTGGGTTGCCTACTAGGATGATGTCATCCTGGCCAAGAAAGGCCAGGCTGGCTCTACCGGCCATTACTATTAGAAACCGCTAAAAGAAATTGAAGAGGATCCCCGCGAGACCATTTTCCACGCGCATTATGTTATAGCTAAGTGCATACACCCGAAGTTGGCGGGGCACATCAGAAGACAATGTGTTAACCTCGAGAAGTTTTTGATTAACTCGGCTGAAGTTGACCTGACCGTTTGGTCGGGGATCATTTGGATCTTGAGCAAATGCATACATGAAGAAGTTACGGTCAGGGTCATGAACATGATGGTTATATGGCTCGATAGTACCCAAGTAAAGCGCGTCAGTGTCACGTCGACTGAAAAACTCCTGACCGTTAAAAGACAGGGTCATGGACCGAAGACCATTTTGAGTAAAATCGTATGGATCGTTCCCATCCGCCTGAATTACAAAGAACAATTCACGGACAGGATTTATAAAAGGAAGACTGAACACACCAGAAGTAAACCCGGGCTCAAGGGTATAGCTTGTTACTTGAGTTTGTGTAATAACATAGTCAAGTCTGTTCTTTTTCATCCAGTTAATTTCGTTTTCTGAAAGGTACCCATACTCTACGATTACTGTAGCATCAAGTGGCTGGGTCACGAGCCCGCCCAAGTTTTGTGAAAGTGCGGCCGTGTTTGCATACGGAGTGAGCTCGGTAAAATTCCTAAAAGTCACGTACAATTCGACATCATGTCTGTCAAGTGCTGCAATTGGGATACTTAATTCAGGGTTCCCGTAAAAATAAAATGGTAGATTGGTGTAATATGTCCGACCAGGATCATTCACATTAGAAGTATCAAGTTTTCCGGTCAAGAGGGTGAGACCTGGCTGATTTTCATAAGGAATATTGAGGTCGTTCCACAACTCGATCATCTCACCGGTCAGTGACTGTATAAGCTGATTTCCAATACGAAGTTCGGCGCGCTGGATCATGTACGTCCCGACCGAATCATAGTAATTAAAAGCTGTTTCCTGTATGTTACTTGCGTATGGTACAACTGACATATATGTGTTTGAATAAATTCCGGTTGATGAACCCGAAGACGTGATCGCAATGTTCCACTGCGTTGTATTATTTGTGACGTACAGAGGAACTGAAAACGTGTAAGGAGGTAAAAGACCAACTCTGATCGGATACGTCTGATTTCCAAATGAAATTGAAGAAAGGGCCTGGTCCGTACAGACCACAGCAGTCATCATGTAGACGCCGACGTTCGAAAATGTCATACCGGTACCAACCTGATTTATAGATGTGGAAACTCCCGCCGCGTTAAAATCAGTTCCTAAATTCAGGGTATAAGTATTAGGGCCAGTGGGTGTTGGGAGTGTTGTACCAGCCTTGGGGGTAAAAAAGAGCCCATTTTCAGGAAATGCTGCGACCGCACCAGCAGTCTGCGGGGAACTGCATTGTACAAAAGATACGTGTGAAGCATTAGATCCAAGAAGGGTAGGATTTGAAACACTTGTAAGGACTTCGATAGAATAAGCAGTTGCTGTATTTGTAACTGAAATTGGCAAAACGAAATCGTAGGTCGGATTCCGACCTTGATCGGTAGTATAGGTGTACAGGTAAGAGCTTCCCGACTTGATGGAAATCTGACGCACGTACTGGTCACCTGACGTGGTCAGATAGCATGAGACTGTATAAGTTCCCTGATTATAAAATGTGAATGTATTGTTGTTAGCGAGCGTTAAAATATCCGAATAGACGTATGAGTTCTCGTTAAAGAGCTTCAATGGAAGAGTAAAAGTTGCTGAAGGCGCGGTGTAATTATTTACTAGATTATAGAACACGTCTAGCGGACCTACTGAAACATACATAGAAGGTAAAATAAGGCTGTTTTCGCTAAATGTGCCGTTCATGTCAAGGTACGCAAAGGTTCCGGCGGTTTCAATATTGATCGGGAGCATAAAAGGCATGGTCGGATCGGACGACACTCGCCAGGTATGTGTATAAGAATACACTATCGACGCAGAAGCGGGTCTTCCGTCGGTGTTTGTGGTGCCATAAGACACAGAGTAAATTGGACTGTTGGAGTTGATGGTACCTCTTATAAGATAGTTACCTGGGCTATTAAATTGAATACAACCTCGTGAAGTCTTGACGGCGTAGGGCGACAGACCGAAAGCGGTGAAATTTTGAGACGCTACATTCAGAAAGACGGTGTTTGAACCTGAATATATAACGGGAGGTGTCCATGGTGTCTGGGCAGTCTTGAGTGACAAATAGTATCCTCCTCTAATATTGTCGACTGCGCTTGCCTCACCACGGACCCACCCTGACTGCTCAGTTGTAAAGTCAGCAAGGTATCCATGGGTCGTTAAATTGTAAATCAAATTACCATTTGCTGGATTAATTGAGGTCGAGGTCTTGGGATCCAGCCCCCAAAACACACCTGAAGGATTTGACGGACTGGTATAAGGAGGGACTTCTACAGTCGTACAATTCTTAAAAAAGAATTTATAAGTCGTGGCGTCATAATCAACATAATTTGAAATTGCACCGGTGATCCAATTTCCTTTTGTATTTTGTGAGGCTGTATAGAATGACACACCTATAGCAACCTGTACAGTAGTCGTTCCGTCGACTATAAAATAAGGCTGAAATGCATCACTGGCTGGAGTTGGATAACTCCATGAGTCTGGAGCAAAATATGGGAGACCGGGCATTTTCGTCTTGAGCGTTAAACCTCTGATGATGTCACCCTTGAATGGAATTTTACATACGTGTTCGGATCCAAATAACAACTTGTCACCTAGAAAGGGGATGTCGTATGCTTCGAGCACAAAAGGGGTGTGTCGGTAATAAACTCCAGAAAAGTAAGTTCGACTTGGCTCACCGGTAATATAGGCGTCTTGCTGACCTGTCGCCGCCAGCTGGATATACCCAGCGGACATTCTGAAATTAGTCAATACTTTAATGCGCCTTAATTTCATTCAAAAAAGAGAAAACACTAGTAGGAGTTGAGACATGGCTCTCCAACTGAGAAAATTCGATCCGTCGAAAATGGCCGATGACAAAGTGTGTATATTTATCGGTAAGCGTGGTACCGGTAAATCTACACTGGTCACTGACATTCTCTGGTACAAGCGCCACCTCCCAGCCGGGATCGCCATGTCTGGTACTGAGGAAGGGAATGGTTACTACAGGCAATTTATCCCTGATATCTTTGTATATGGTGAGTATAACCGTGACGCAATTGAGAAACTTATTGAGCGTCAGAAAAAGCTTGTGGCCGCTGGAAGAGCTAGCCCGGTCTTTTTGCTTATGGACGATTGTATGTATGACAGGGCCTTTATGCGTGATACATGTGTCCGACAGCTTTTTATGAATGGTCGGCACTGGAAGATATTCTTTATGATGACTTCACAGTATGTCATGGACATGACACCTATGATCCGGACGAATGTTGATTACGTCTTTGCTCTTCGAGACAACGTTCGCCAGAACCGTGAGAACCTTTACAAGGCGTTTTTTGGAGTTTTTCCGACATTTGATATGTTCAGTCAGGTGATGGACAGCTGTACTGAGAATTACGAATGTATGGTGCTTGATAACACATCAAAAAGTAATAAAATTACAGATTGTGTGTTTTGGTACAAGGCGCCTATTCGCCGAAATTTCAGGGTCGGAGGACCTGCATTTTGGCAATATCATCAGAGATACTACAATCCACGGCATTTGACACAGCCACCCCAGCCGACACCTGCACGTGGTCGTGGGTCACAATTTGTGCAGGTAAAGAAAACCAAGTAAGTGCGTGCTAAGATGAGATCAAAAAAACTCGTCAATTTTAAATGCAGAGTTATGATCCGAATGGCGGGCTCGATTTTATAAATGATATTCCAGAACCAACTGAAACTGAGAAGAAAAACGGGCCACCAACTGGTCTCCTTCCGAACCCGCCCGAAGAGCTCAAAAAAAACCTAGGTTCATCTCAAATGGCAGAGTTTTCAACCGCAATTGAGGAAGTCATGCCGGGTCCAGGGCAGATGATGCAGGACGAGATGATGGGTCCAGCTATGCCAGTTTCAGGCAATCGCAAGACGTCCCGCAAATCCGAGTCCAAGGGATCTTCCAAGAACCCATTCGGCCTGACTGATGAGCAGTATTATGCTGTTCTGGCGGGCGTTGCAGCAGTCGTTGCTTTTTCCAAGCCAGTTCAGGGTAAGCTGAGCACTATGGTGCCCAAGTTCACCGGAGACAGTGGAGATCTGTCCCTGACCGGCATGATCGTCTCTGCCCTCGTGGCTGCTATCGTGTTTTATTTTGCTCGCCAGTTCCTGGTCGACCGTTAAGTATGTACTGTCTGTCCACAGTATGCCTTTTGATCAGCGGGACTATAAACGCCAAGGGTCTGACATATCGACTTTAAATCTCTAAAATTTTCCCAAAATTTATCCGAATGATCGTACTCTACGACCGACATATGAGCAAGCTCATGTATGACTACATACATCGCTGAATTTACATCATCTCCGTCCAGACAGATGTAAATTTCATATCCTTTATTCACGTTTGATCCGGCGCCGTCGACTTCGTGTGTCGTACCAGTAAATATCGTATTTGAATTCTTAATTCGTTTCCATCTTTCATCGGCTGGGAGACCCGCTCGGATTACCTCGTACCTTCTTTTAATTTCCTTCAGCATCTCTGGTTCCTTGAGAGACCTGATAACTACCACTAGCAAAACTAGAAGAAACAAGAGTAACTTCATCTAATCTTAGTAAAGACAAATTTTGAATAGATATCGGAAATAAGACCGTTCGGCCGATCTAACATGGGTAGCCACATCGCCATCTGAAATCCGTGATCAGCAAGTGAATTTATGAGTTTCTGTACGTCAATGAGTGGTTCTGGGCGGGCCCCTGCGGCATAGAAGGGTCCGTCAGTCAAGTAGACCCATAGCTTTCCATCTCTGAGTTCAATTGTGTTTCCTAATTCATCAGTAAATTTAGAAGAGTTTTTTAGTATTTCACGAATACGTTTTTCATCAGGTAGGATACCTATCAGACGCCCGCCAACCTGTACAGACTTTGCAATAGCCTTAATTGAAAAGTCGAATATATGATCCGTTTCAAAGATATATTGAAGGGAAAAATTGTAACAAACAACGTCCCATGGCCCACTGTCTACTACATCACGAATATCTCCACAGCCCAAGAACCATACACCGAAATTCATTTCATGGGCACGGTTCTGGGCTTCCTGTAGGCTTTCCTCATCTGGATCAACCATAAACAAGTTAACTTTCATTGCTCGCCATTTGGCGAGATCGCCGCCGCGGCCACAGCCGCAGTCCAGGACCCTCGAACCTTGCGGGACCCATTTGTTAATGAGTTCCCTTTTGGCCAAATTATGCGTTTTTCGGAGTTGTTCCATTTTGTTACTTAAAAGATAAGAGAGCGGTATCCTTAAATGGGTTCTCTTGAGCAAGACTATCTGACTGTTCCAGGCCAGCTGTTTGCTTGTGTATCATTTGTTGGCCCAGATATGCCTCAGAAGAATGAGCAGCTGGGTATGAAGATCCGTGGGTGCTTCGCGACACGCGATGATGCTGCCAATCACGCCAAGCGCCTCCAGAAGGAGGATGCCCTTGTCGATATTTACGTGGTTGACATGTACAAGTGGCTCCTTATCCCACCCCAGCGTGATCAGATTGACGACGTGCACTACCAGAACGAGAAGCTCGAGGAGATCATGACCAAGTACAAGCAGAACCAGGCATCAGCAGCTGCCATGTTCGAGAAGCGTAAGCGGGACATGATGGCCAAGCCGGTTGAGGGTGATTTCCCTTATATTGATCCGGCTGATGAGAACTCCAAGTTTTATACCAAGCCAGACGTCCCACCAATTCCTCACCCAGCAGATATTATTGAGGATCTCAAGAAGGAGTTCCCAGACAAGCCAATCGAAGAGCTGGTCAAGATGGCCGATGAGCGCGTCGCCGCTGAGGTGGAGCGCCGTCGCGTCGAGGCCGAGACTGCAGCTGAGGCGGCGGCCAAGTTAGAGCCCGTCGCCGAGGAGGCCGAGCATTAAATTTCGTAATATAAAATATAATGATATTCGTCTTGTTAGGTTTGGCCATTGTAGGTTTTCTTTTATGGCTAGCCTATTCAAGGTTACGTACGACTTCCGGCGGGGCGCCTTCTGGCGGGGCGCCTTCTCCGGACAGTCAATATCAAGTTTTCAGGGATATGGAACCAGCAAGCCAGGTCCGTGAAAACCCATGGGTGGGCTTTATCCAAGAGGACGTGTCAAAGACGGGCCCTATTGGAAATTTTGAAGGAAACGATTCGAGCTCAGGTAGAGCTGTACTTTACATGATTACTTAAGACACGGTGACATATCCCTGACCTGCATTTGTAATTGCCACCGAAGCCGCCCCTGTTATATCGTATGAACCACCGCCACCACCTCCCGCACCTAGGACGTCGGTACTTCCTCCTCCACCGCCACCGTACCCACCGCCTCCGCCGCCGCCGGGATATGGATTACTGGCTATAGTATAACCACCAGCACCGCCGCCACCAAAACCTCCATAAGCTATTGCGTTACCATTAGTACCACCTGTTCCACCGTTGAGGAAACTTTTTCCAGCTAGTGTCGAACTACCCGCAGCAGCAACTGCGCCATCCCCAGAATATCCACCTCCACCATCAGCCGCTTGGTAATTATTCACCTGGATGCCCGCCGTGCCACCACCATTGGGACCTATCCCTCCGACGCCACCATATATAGCACCAGAACCGACTGGTGTGCCTTGCTGACCCGTTGTAGCTGAAGTACCATTAAGAGTAGTATTTGAAGAACCACTTGCTTCATAACCCACGCCTCCAGAACCTCCGGCGGCGAAAAGAAGAACAGCACCTGTCAGACTTCCGGCTGCTGTAACCGTTGCTACAAAAGTGCCACCTGACCCTCCAGTTGCTCTGTTATCTGAAGTTCCTATGAGGCCCATTTGTCCTACTAATATGGCAACTACAGTACCTTGAGTGAGTGTACGTGTAGCTGTTAAAACTACACCGTTTCCAGCTTTAACAGCATTTGCAGAATTTGCATTGGCGTTTCCTGCACCAGCTACTACAAAAGTATATGTCTTAGTCTGTGGTACTGTCCAGTATTGTATCCCACCTGCAAGTGAGAGGCCGCCTTGTGGAAGAGGCTGACCTGTTAAAGACGTTGGACCGTTCGGACCAGTCGCACCCATCGGTGTAAATGTAAATGATGGAAAAGGTGAATAATATACACGTGATACCTGACCAGCATTAGTAACTGTCAAACCGCATGGTGTTGCATAAGTAGGTGATTTATATACTTGCATCTAAATTATATTCATATATTTTTCAGGGTTTAATAACTACAGGACGCATATTTACAAGGAAAGCGCCGATAATGATACCAATAACAACAAGGGCCATGGGGTTCATCTTGAGTTGCTCGAAAATATCTGGTGCTGGCCGTTGCTGTTGAAGAAATACAGGCTGTTGAGGAGGTGGCTGGGAAGGCCAGGCGTCATCTTCATTTTCTGGAGACGGGTCGCTTTTTGACAGGAACTGGGGGCGGTCCATCACTATCTTCCTCGTCACTCTCGCTTTTATCTGCCACAACAAATCCATCCAAATTTCCTTCGTCATCTGCATCATCCTCACTAGAGAATTCGGAATCATCGTAAGATACACCACTGTCCACATCGCTGTCCTCATTACTGTCATAATCCTCCGGCCCATAATCATCCTCTACCTGCTCAATAGGCTCGTAACGATCTGGCTTCTTCACAACACGTCCTGATCGTGTAACTACATTACTGACCGTGGCTTCTAACGGTGCTTGGGATAAAGGCTGGTCCATTCTCTGGATAATCTACGATCGTCTCGTTTAAGTACTTTGGAAAGAACTGAAGTCCTTTTGAAATTGCAACTTGATTTATCATAGTCTCGCCCTCATATCCAAGGCGGCCAGCTATATCATTGAGCTTCTCTTGATACTGAGCATCATCCGCTCGTCTGATGCCCAATGCAAGATCTCTGATATTCTCTAAAGAGGCATAAAGGTGGTCGGCTGCCTTTTCGATGTCTGTATTTATTTCAGTCTCAAAGCGTTTGATGTTGGCTAAAAAGCGTTTCCAACTTTCTGGATCAAGACCCGAATATGGATGAACTTCTTTCTCGTACTTCTGGAAACGAACGCCTGAACCCCTCGGGAAAAAGGTCCAAACCAGAACAACGAGGAGGACTACCCACAATAACAATTCCATCTACTATACTCAGAGGAAGAATATGCTCCTCACCAGCGAAGTCCTTGCATTCTTCATTGAAACACTTCTGACAGATCCTGTCACCATTAATCATAAACCATACATGGTTTGACTTGTGCTCGCCCTTGATCTTTTCACAATACTTGGAATCCGTCTGGACCCACCACATCTTAGTAGAATTCTCAAACTTCTGAATTTTCTTGACGTGCGCGTGTCTTTGGCCTGGTAGATCACTCTGAATAAACTCTTCGATAGGCTGACTACTGAGCGTCTCTTCACCAAATATACCAGACGCTGCATCTTCCCCTGGGCATCTTATACTGAACAGATCAAGTAACTCAATGCTGGGCTCCTTTGGAAAGTCTTTCATCGACACGATTTCCTTCCAAGGTACATATGGATCTCCTGACGGTTTCTTGTGAGACCATATCATGCGGAGCCCCGACCCACCGTACACACTTGCATCAATTATCTTAGACCATTCATGACCTTCCGGTAAATCAGACAGTAATATCCTGCTTCGTAACACGGTCGCCTGCTGACGGTTCACCATAAGGTCCGGCCAGTGAATATGGACGCCTGATTTAATACCCTCCTTGACTGGACGAGCCACTGCCCGAGCCACACAACACCTTCCAGGTCTGTCAATAGCTTCATGAATTACTCGACAAATTTGTAAAAGGAATTCATCCGTCATTTTCTCAGCCGCCTTATAATCGAGATCAACGAAGAACTTGAACACGTCAGTCTTTTGCTCGACTACATAAAGTTTATGACCCAATTTGATTTCTGAAATGTATTCATTGTAAAAATTCAATACGTCATGCTCATCGACGGAGAGGATTCCCCCATCCATGAGCACATGTGTTCCAGGTCCTTTTGGAACTAGCCAATTTCTTATCATTAAGAGTATATAGCCTTAAATCCTTATAAGGAATTTCGACCGGTCTGGATTTGTCCACCAAATTCGCAAACCTAATTCGGCAATACTGAACAAAAAATTATCATCAATAACTGTATTCTCAAACATAACCCAACCACGTGGAAGATCGAGCGTGCCATTAAACATTTCATATTTACTCACGATCGGATCATTACACACCGCGTGACGCATATCATTAAGAACAAACTGTATAAAATATTTCTTCATAAGATTTAGTTTGATTTTGGCAGGAGAAAACATACCTACAAAATGTGTTACAAGTGAACGATTGAACTGAACATCATCTTCCCATGTAGGCTGAAGATATATAAATTTTGTCAAACTATAATCAAGTAAATTTCTAGTACAGAAATGAGAGTTTATCGCAATCTGTTCTTGAGATATCATTGAGTTCTTCCTGAGTTCATAAATTTCATCGAAGTGATCCTTCATTTTTTTAGAAGGGATGAAACCAAAATGACCTACACAAAACGGGAAAATATTATTTTTAGTAAAATGATCTAATACAGATCCACTATAAGGCAACATCTGATTTGAATACCATTCTTTTTGATGTTCCGACATATCAGGTACAGCAGCCGTATATAAAACATTTGGCTTATCAATTACGTCAAACATGGGATTTAGATCACCTGTAACTATGATATCATTATCGAGGTAAAGCACTTTATCATACTCGGACAGGTTCGCAAGTGACATGATGCGAAATTTGTCATACGCCCATAGTTCAATCGGTGGTGGTGTCACGAGGCACAATTTGAATTCTAAATTGGAAATATTTGGATAGGCCTTTGTATCACATATGATCATCATATCAATATTATCATTCTGAGGATGGCACCTTATACTATTCACACATATGCGCAACATATTTGCAAATAGAATATTATTACCCCATAACTGAAAATATACTAGTTTTTTTAGAGGCATCTAATTTATTTTATAAATTCATCTTTAAATCAGTCGTCATCACTGTCAAGATGGCATCTTTCCCAAATTGTTTTGATTTTGACTATGTTTGCTGGAACATCAGCCACCTTTTCATCTTCGAGTTTCTCAATTTCATAGCACAGACGTTGGAGATTATGGTCCTTTGCAAGTTGTTCGGGATCTGACCCGTCCCCGCGAAGACTGGCAAGCTTGCGAGCGTACCAAATCTTAGGTGGTGTCATCCTGTATTTATGTGCGCAGAAAAAACGGAGTGCGTTGCGACGAGTTAAGAGCATTATGAAAATCTGGATTTCTGATGACGTGCGCCCTGATCATAGGCCATAGGTTCTTTCGAGAAGAGATACCTTCAAGTGTATCAAACTGACAGTCGTCATTCTCATCATAATTTTTGCGAAATGTAGTCTGATTTGTCTCCATCTTTTCTTTTTCATCTTTGAAACGTTTAACAATGTTCTTTTGTTCTACTTGATTTAAAGGAACTTCAAAAATATAGGCATGATATGTATTAATTACATCAACACCGTCCTCGATGTCCCGAGGTTCTGGTGTATTTGTCGAAAACTTGAAGTAGGTATATGTTCCCCGCTTCAAGTTGATCGTACCGCGTGTTTCTTCTTCGAGTTCTCGAACCGCACATCTAAGTGGGTTGTAGACCTCGCGTCGGCGACACCCGCCGGTAACGAACGTCCATTCCTTATATCTTCGATCGTGCACGACCAAAAAATAAGGAACGCCGTCAACGTAACTCATCGGTATCGCCACTGCTTTGTGTCTTTCTCTGGTCACTCCCATCTACTAGTTCCGGTCCAAAAAAATCATGAAGTCGACCCGCGCGTTTATCATATGTTATAAGGAATATAAGGCCTATGAGCAGCAGCCAGACCCAAAGAGGCATATTAATTTTGTATTAGAATTTAGTTTGCGTAGAGCACGGCACCCACACCGTTCTGGATGCGGAGCACATTATAGTTCACTGCGTACAGATATGGGGTGCTGACGGCCGAGTTGGTCAGGGCCTGCAGACCGCTTGTCAGGGTCACTGGCACAACAAGGCGGTACGTGTCGATACGGGAGAAGTTAAGGGTGCCGGTGGGCTGGAGCTTGGACGTGTCAAGGGCGTAGCTGATAATAGCCACGTTGGCGGTCTGGCCGTTGTGCTGGTAGCCAAATGGTGTAGCGTAGTACTGAGAAATTTCGGTATATGCTGGCAGGTGGCGGAACTCACCAATGTCTGAGCCGTTAATCTGGACCTTCAGCTGATAATCACTGACGTTGGTGCCGCTGCCGTCGGCGCCATACTTGTCGGCGTAGTTGGCGGATGGCCATGCAATGTACTTCACTGGGTGAGCCAGAGCCAGCTCCTGTGTAGAAGAGCGGCTCACTGGAATGCGCTGGACCTGGGTGATCAGCATGTCATGGGCATTCTCAGCGAAGAACTTGCGCTCAGCCTGATCCAGATAGATGAAGTTTGCCCATGCCAAAAACTGCAGACCAGAATTCTTCACTCCACTGGCCAGTGGGGTGCCGCCGCTAGTCGCGGTCGTGGTTTTAAGAGCTGAAGACCAGGTGATGCGCAGCTCCACGTCATGGTACTGCAGAGCCACCAGGGGGATAGAGCTTGAGTAATCCTTGCAGAAGAAGAATTTCAGGGGCAGGAAAGTAGCTGACTGGTTGGTTGGGGTGAACTGACCAACTGTGGCGTTATTGAGGTAACGCTGGGAAAAGGTCTGAGCACCCACGACTGGCTCGATGTCGGTCATGAACTCAAAGTCCTGAGTGTCAATAACCTGACCACCAATCAGGAGCTCAATCTTGTCGATGACGGTGGACCAGTCCAGGTTATTCACCGTGGCACCGGTCGTGTCACGAGCAGTAAAGTACATGTAGTTCACCAGGTCACCCTTCTTCTCCAGACGAATGGTGGAGATGCCACCCGCGCTGGGGGTTCCCTGAATAACCTGACGCTCAACAGTATTGGCGTAGTGAGTATACTTGCGGTACACTGACCGGAAGAGAGAGACTTGAGGATTGCCTGTCAGCCAAGCATCCTGAGCACCTGTCGCAACGAGCTGAACCTGGCCACCGCTCATTTACTTTGGGCCTATATTTTTTTTAACGCTTCACACCACGGAAAGGGGTGGCTGTGAAATCTCATTTTTCTCGAGCTGGCGAATTGCAATATCTAAACTGCATGGATCTGCTAACTGATTTAATTTTCCTTTCTTCTCATTGAATTTGTTGTACTCAGGCTGTGCATAATTCTGGAAACGGCTGCCATTCATTGGGCCCACTGGGACGGGCACGGTCTCTGGACGAAGATTAGTCATTGCGCCAATTGTACCCAGTGGATCGAGACGGACATTCATTCCACCGGCATTTCCGGCGCGATCAGGGTTCACGCGATTTTCGGTAGAACGTGGAAGGGACTTGTCGGTATAAGCATTTGTTCCACTGGCATAAGGCTGAGCGACATTGTACATCGCCGGGCCGAACTCGAGGGTGTCGGAGCGCATTCCGGTTTCCTGGCGGATAGTAGTGCGTCTAGTCTTAATCTGATCCGGACGACCCTCTGGTGCGGTAAGGGCACCACCCTGGCCCTGACCACGGCTCTGTACAGGTGCACGCCGCCAAGTCTTGGTGTCCTTTGCTTGGTGCGTCACCTCGCCCATAACAGTCAATCCATTCTTCACAAACGCGTCAGATGGGCCTTGGCCACCTGGAAGAGTAGTAAGGCGCTCCTCATTGATATTATTGGGAAGAACACGGAAAAACTGCTGGAAACCACCTGTCGCTGGAACATCCGGACCGACCCCGAGACCTGGGCCTACATTCATACGCTCAATTGGTGGTAGGTTATTCATCTTATTCGTGATGTTCTGACGGTTCGACAGATCATAGACTGGCTGACCGAATGGAAAACGGTTAGCCTCCTTTGAAATATCTGCAAAGTTCTGGACCTCCTGTTTGGGCTGGAGGCGCCAATCACCAACACGACGGCCAAAATCTACACTTGGATCTCTAAGGTCGAAAAAGTCCTTGGAATGATCACGGGCATTGGCCATCAGGTCGATGTCGCGTCTGGTAATAGGAGGGAGGGGACGACGGGGTTCAGTGGTTGCCGATGTTTCATTTTTGTCACTAAGTGTCTTACCGGCAAACACGAGACCAACTACTGCAGCAAGGGCCAGAGGGTCCATATTATTATATGCTTTATATTTTTACTTTGTCAGATAGCGTTGAGAAAAGCGAGTGTTCTGATCATCAGCATATGTGCTGACTGGATCAAATTCAACTATACGAAGTGGTAATCCTACATAGTTATTTGGGAAATCATATCCACGCTCTGACCATCCTTTCTTCCACGCAAGAGTATCACGAGAACGAAGCTGCGACTCGGTGTCAGCCAGGTCGGCCATTACGACGGTTGCGGGCCCCATCCATACACCAGGCTGGAGTACATTGGTGCTCGAATTCAGATAATTCGGCATCTTATTAGTACCTGCGAAAAAAGCTTAACGACCATTGCCTCCACGCAATTGAGTTCTCTCTGGGAAGTGGAACTGGCTGCTGTCTATATCACAGCTGACCCCGCCCTGATCCTTGCACATTGGAGCAAACTTCTTACCAAATGAAGCCTCTGCAAACGCCGTCTGATCATTTGGAATTGTTGTGCTGGGCATCGTATAAAAATTACGCTCAGCATCACGGACGCGCTCAAATGGGTGTATCCGAGACCACTCATTTGCTACTTCACGACGGACGCTGGGGTACCATGCGGCACTGGGGCGATCAGGCTGATCAACATAATCTGTCAACAGGACATTCCCCATTGGATTATCGAATGTAGGCATGCTCACCTGGGTGCGAGTAAGTCCTGCAAGCCGACCTTCTGCGTATGTTGGTCTGACCCTGCCGTCTGGTATCATATTTGAAGTCAGCATATAGTACAGAATTGCGAGGACGAGAATGGCAAGAGCAAAAACCCGTGGGTCTTTATTTATAAGGTAAATTATGACACTGGCGTACAATACAAAACGAGTGGTCGACGCTGCACGATCCTTGGCGGTCTGTGACGCGGTTGGCCAAAAGTCAAGCAGTTTGTCGCTCTGGAAAATGTCTCTTGGATCCATATTAGTAATTACCGAGACTTATTTTGAGCCATCAACTTGCCGAGCATGTCATTCATGCTGGACATTAGGTTTTCCTGTGTAATCTCACCCTTGTCCTGAATGTTCTTTGCACACTCCTCTGCAGTGCTCTCAATCATACTCAGCATCTGAGGAGGCAGCATACTCATGGTCATGGCGAGCATGTACAGATTTCCGTAATATGACCAAATTGCGTTACGGGTCTGCTCAGTCATGTCTGGGCTGTCCCAAATCTCACAAAGTCCAATCTCATCTGCAAACTTATTCTTCTTTGAAAAGAATGCAGCCGAACGCGTATTCATCTGGTTTGTACGTGGAGACGTGTACTTCATAAAGCGATCGATAGTCGTGCTCTTGAAACCCCTCTCCTTCGCTGCTTTAATAGTCTGGTTATCGGGGAACGCGTCTGAGAGCTCACCGAGGAACTGACTGTACATCTGTCCAAAGGCATTAACTGATGCCATTTATTTTAAATAAGATTAAATCTTTAATATGGTTCACTTGTCATTGCCGGACCCTGTCCGTTACCTTGCTGAACAATAAAGAAGACCAAAATTGCTACGAGAAATGCTGGCTTCATATAATCCGAATTTTTCAACTTCTCTTCGCCATTCATTTTACCCCTGGCGTACACATACCCTGCTGTAATTACCGCTGCAATTACAGCGGCTGACATGGGCTCGCGGAAGTACCGATCCATTAATTTAGCACCTGAATTTTTTATCAATTTTCTCTCGCATCTTCAAATAGGCTCTCGCCATTTGTACCTAATTTGTTCACTGCTGGAGGATTAAGAGATGGCGTCACGTTGAACACCTGGGACCCTCCTGGCGTCTCACCCACTGGCTGGGTAGAGTTTTTCATTTCCTCTGATGGTGGTGGCTCGCTGATATTATTTGGCATATCATCAAGATTTGGCATCTCTGATGGTTCTGGGAGCTCTTCGGCTTCGGCTGGTGCTTCTTCCTCATTCTCATCTTCAAAATCAGCCGCATCATGCTTGAGATCCCCTACTATTTCGTCCCATGGGATAAGATTATCGATGACCGTGTGAATTCTGCAAGTAAAGCGTTCTGTCAGCTCCTTCTTGCGCTCCTCATCGGATTTACTCTCTGAAATGACTAGAGGGCGGTAGTATAGATCCTCTCCGCACGCCTCGTAGCACCGCTGAACGAATACATCGTTTGCCGGGAGTTTTATAGATATCTTTTTAGGCTTTTTATCCATACGAATACCGTTCAGTAGGATCTTGACGTGACAGATGAAGACGGCAGCGAGGAGGTTTGGGAATATCGGATTTGAATTCTTAATTGCATCTGCATGCTTGAGACTGATTGATCCATTCCAGGTCTTGATGGCCCGCAGGAGCTCCTGGAACACAAGTGTGGTGTTGCGTCCCTTACTCTCCTTTTTGGCCTCGAGCCAAATTTCCCAAAATGCGTCAATCATAGATGGGATCATGCAGTCACAAAGCTTCTGTGTAAATCGGCGTTCTGAGGTGGCGAGGTGCTCCATCCTTAATCTTGACAGCATTTATTTCTTCGAGTATTTCTGCGCAGCCTTTTTCAAATTAATTAGACTTGGGAATTCAACTTCTGGTTCATTTATTTCTGGGTCCTGGACCTTCTGCATCCATGAAATATTCATAGAAGTGGGACTAAGATGTTCAACACGGTAGCCTAGACGCACTAATTGTCTGTGTAGATACATAGCCGCCTTTGCAACATCATATCGAGGATAACCGATAACCATGGGTGGTACGGTTACCTGGGCCGTTTTTAGCCCTAATTCAAAATTAGCCTTGACTTTACGCAAAAATTGCTCAAGGATAACTTTGTATGTCTCTTTCTTATAATTCTGACGTCGACGGTCCTTTTCTGCCAATTCCTTGGCCGTCAACATCTACTTTTAATTTACGTTTTGAATTGGTCAGTTGGCCGCAGCCTTTGCAGCCGCGAGCTGACTTTCAAGTGCTGAAGTGACGTCGTTATATGTACGGTACCCATCAGGTTTGTATGCACTAAATCCGGCATCAAATTGGTCAACCTGGGAAGTCGAAGACAGATTTGTAATATTCACTGAACCGTTGCCGGTAACTGTGGCTCGGACGTCATATTGGGTTCCGAAATATCCACGTGTATTCAGAAACATGAGACGGGCTGAGTATTGATCATCTCCCACTCTGTTCACGTAAAGAGTTTCGATAGGAACAAGATCTGGGTTAGTTTTTTGGACCGCCTCTATGATGACCTCGATGATATCAGGAGATACGGCCTGACGTGTGACTGTCGAATCGTAAGATGCCCCGACAGGCTTCCACAAAAGTAACACTACGACAGCAATAATTAGGAGGATGACCCAGATCTCCATTACTAAAGCGCGCGAAAAATATTGGACTAAAAAATAGACTATTTACAGGATGGCTCTTCTGGTGTATTCGGACCGCTGTCAATACAGTGTCGACATACTGACGTACATAAAAACCCAGCCAGCCCTGTTGGAAATTGTAAGATTTCATAACGTGACTGAACTTGGTGTTCCTTCAAAAAAGATTACACGAGTTCCTACTCTTGTGACTAATGAAGGCAAGATGTATGTAGGGTCTGAAGTCAAGGCATGGCTTGAAACAATGGCCCCCTGTGATTTCGACAGCTGGGATGCGACCGGTGGTTACTGCTCAAATTTAGATGGCTCGGACAATCCAACACTTTTCGAACTTGATATGTACGGTAAACCACTCCAACCGGTACTCACTCCTGAATTAGAAAGTAAAATTGGAAAAAATGTAAATGACGCATATCAAGATCGTCGATCCAGTTAAAGGTCAAAGTTTAGCTAGTACTAATGTACCTGAAAACAATTCAGGCCTCGGCCGTGAAGGCGGTATTCGAAGTTCTTAAAGACATTATAAATGATGTGAACGTATACTTCACGGCAGAGGGGGTCCGTATTATGACACTCGATACGGCCCGTGTCACTATGGTTCACATGTTTTTGAATGCCGAAAATTTCGAGGAGTATGAGTGTCCGACCGAAGTATCTGCGGGCATGAATATGTCGAACGTTTACAAACTTCTGAAATCTGTATCGGGTGCAGACACATTGAGTATGAAGGTCGAAGGCCGTGACTATTTAGAAATGGAAATTCAGAACCCGGCCAAGAAGACTTCGACAAAGTTTAAACTGAAGCTGATGGACATTAATGAAGATATTCTCGAGGTCCCCGAGATTGAAATGAATGTCATCACTACTTTGCCGTCTATCGACTTTCAAAAAATTGCTCGCGACATGGGCAACTTGTCAAATGACATGGAGATTATCCGTGACGGCGAGACCTTGTCACTCAGTTGTCAAGGGGACTTTGCAGACCAACACACTATTATCGAATACCCTGAAAACGTCGCGCGGACAGGAGGCGTCTATAGCCTGAAGTATATTAACTTGTTCACAAAGGCAACAAGTATGAGCTCGAGCGTTCAGCTCATGCAAGATAATACGCGCGAGGAGATGCCGATAATATTCCGGTACACAATCGCAAACTTGGGTGACCTGAGGTTCTACCTCGCACCCAAGATGGACTGATGACTAGGTTCACGTTCTATTATCCATACCTTTACAAAATAGACTATAATTGTGATATGTGGTCTGAAGAGTATCTTTACCTGAGGTATCCAATGATGTTCAAATCCTATAAAGTCAAATAATTTGTCTTTGAATTTTTTCATATAAAAGAATAGAGTATTAGTTTCTTTAATGGAAGCTAGATTTAGTGAGCGAATAAGAGACTGTAAGTCAGACGAAGAGCTTTACTCTTATTTACTCGAGTGTGTACCTATTATCCGTGAGTACACACAAGAGACTGAAGTCGTCGAGGAGACGAGTAATATATTGGGTCTTAAAGTAGCTTCGCGCAAAGGTGTCCAGCGCAAGGACATTTATAACAAATATATGGCCACGGTCGAAAATCAGACTATTGATCCCCCTGTAAAGTTTGAGTACGAGCATCAGCCCTGTAAGGGATGTTCGCAAAAGTACACAATGATGCACGATGACGTCACATCAGAGGACGTATGCACAAATTGTGGATACTCTGAGTTTATATTGGGCGAGGAACTGGGTTTCAAGGAAGAACAGGAAATGGACAAAAACGTCGTGTACTCTTACAAACGCGACAACCACTTCAATGAATGGATCAGTCAATTCCAGGCTAAAGAAAGTACAAGCGTACCTGAGGAGGTCATCACTCAATTGCAGAACGAATTTAAAAAACAGAAAATTAAGGACCTAAGTGAAATTACTCATGAAAAGGTCAAGGCTTTGTTGAAAAAATTAGACAAGTCAAAATATTACGAGCATGTGCCGTACATAACTACCATGCTGAACGGGATCAAGCCCCCGACTATGTCACAGGCTCTAGAAGATAAACTCCGTATTATGTTTTACAAAATTCAGAAACCATTCGAAAAACATAAGCCGGCTAAACGCAAGAATTTCTTGTCGTATTCATATACCCTTTATAAACTATGTGAACTCCTTGGTGAAGATGAATACTTACCCTGTTTCCCTCTACTCAAATCAAAAGAGAAATTGTACGCCCAAGATGTCATGTGGCAAAAGATTTGTCAAGAGCTCAAATGGGAATTTATTAAGACAACCTAGGCACATATTCGTATTCCAAATTACCACCTTTGTCTGGGAAGTTGATGAGGATACCTTCAAAAATTCCAGTAAGCTTCATGTAATTCCTAATTTGATTTCTAAATTGATCGGACAGACGACTTGTCGACTTCAATTCAACAATCAAATTTCCTTCGATAATAAGATCGGACCGGAGATTTCCGATGTTATGGCCTTCGTATGAAATAGGGAGGATACGTTCCGTTTCATAACGAAGGCCACGTTTACGCAAGGCCACCTCAAATGCGTTGTGATAGACGCGTTCAGAATAACCTGGTCCTAGTTCATTCCAGATGTGCTGAGCTATCACCTCCATTGAGTTTTTAAGACGCGTTCCTTTTAATATATGGTTTTACCCAAGTTATTCACAAGTCTTGGTCGTGTGGCACCAGTGATGGCTGCACCAAGATTGGCAACATTTCGAGCAACCTGCTGGGTGCGTTTTCCGTTATTAGCCGAGTAGGCGAACCCTGAAGTAAGGCGAAGGGTTGCGCCGATACCATTCGTGACGCTCCGAGCCACAGGTGAATTTTGAGGAATAATTGTCCGAGCAACTTCCATAGTGACATTGTATTCGAATTGTGCCAAAAGACCCATAAGGGATATAAGAAGAGACTGAACGTTATTAAACAGCTCCTTGTTTCGAGTTGCCGCCCCCATATTGAAGAAACCAGGTTTATTCACCAACTGGTATTTGATCGAATTGTACAGTTTTACAGGGGCAAGGGCGTTTCTGGCAATACGATTAACCCCTGTCCGGTTACTTGCGTAAGCAGCACCGAGACCTAAAGTTACACGAGCCGCTAGTTCAATGGCATTGCGCTTTTTAAAAGTTAAATTACGGGCACGAATTTTACGCCACATCATACTACCAACGGACTTGACCGTCTCTGCTGGTACTCCAAGATACGACGTAGTTTCTACAATAAAACGGCTAGTTTGACTAATGGCCCAATCGTATTTCTGAAGAGCCTCCATATTTGCTCTCATAGTGGAAATTGACATCGTATTGTGTGTTGATTTCAGGCTCAGTAGGAAGTATGCCACTGTAAGCCAAGTAACTATTAACAGGACAAGTTTGGCAATGATCTTCTTGTCCCTGAAACGTTCAACATTCATTTTATTATGTGCCTATATAATAAAATGAGTAATGTCATATTGACAAGAAGCCAGAATGCCGCACGAAGAAATAACGCGGCCCGGCTTGCTGCGAATAACAGACTTATTGGACAATATTGGGAAGCTGCTAGACCTCAAATAAATGTATTTAGATTATTGACCCGTAATATACCAACTGCAACTCGTATACTGTTCCAGGGTCGGCCGACTGCACAGAATTTAAGAAACCTGTCAGCCTATATAGGACGCGAGGCTGGGTACAAGAACGCATTGAATATTGATAAAATTTACAGACTTATGATGCAGATATTACAGTTGAGAAGTATAAGCCCTAATAACGGTAATGCACGTATGCGCCTAGGTAATGCGACTGGTCAGCTGATTGCACAACTGATCAAGGCAAGACCGCAGGGTAACACACGTCAGCAGGCTCTTACAATAGGTCTTATTTCCGGAATGGTCAAAGAATTCGCAGGTAATCGAGCTGCTAGATTATATCAATGGACTGCTACAAGAACTTAGAACGGATCCAATTACGGTCGCGAATGTAAGTCCGTGACGCAGTGGGAAGGGTCCGCTTGGTCAGGGTGCCGATAGCCTGGAGGCGGCGGAACACGGCGAGAGGGGCCTCTCGGCCCTTCTTGATAGCCTTGGTGAGAGCGCGATGGCGGGCCGTCATGCTCTCAACTGGATGGTATCCATACTTGGTGAGCATTCCCCCTTTTAATTTCCCAATTAGCTTGGGACCCTTGCCGGCTGCACCCACGTCTGGGATGGGGGTAGGGCGGACCCGAATTTTCTTGCCATTTCTGATGGCCGTGTAACCGGCTCTCAGAATTGAACGCATTTATTATCTAAAAAGAAATTTGTTGAGAATGCCCGATGATGAACATTTTCAGCTTGGCTTCATTTTCAGTTCCGAAATCAAAAACGTCCGTGTTGCCAAGGTCTACATGAATAGTCGGAACCGAATATGAATAGCGTAATTTTAGGACCGACCACAAAATTGACACTCCGTAACTCTTGAGATCCTTCACAAGGGTGGGGCGAGACCATGCAAGTTTCAACGCAAGGACATCTTTGTGATCTTTATCTATAAAGGGCCCGCACGGACAGTCCTCGGCGGCACCCCCATCGACATAGTGCCATTCATTGAATTTGGAAGACGAAAACAAAAATGGAAGAGCGACCGACATACATATCGCATCTAGGACACTCATATTAGGTGTACGATCTACAGAAAAGTAGTCGGTTTTCATAAGGTCTACACAATAAGCTGACACATGGAATTTAATTCGTGAATGTTCAAACAGTTCCATGAATGTGATGTCATCCTTCCCAAGATACTTCTGACACGCCTTACTTAACTGGTTCCGGACCTTTGAAACTGGAACGAGGCCGTAGTTGGTCAATAGACTTTTTATATTAGGTTTCATAATTTGCTTCACGGGAACATTGATGGCGAAATCCAGAATTTCTGGAATATTTCCGTTGGTCGCGAGAAACATAAATCCTAAGATGCTCCCGGCAGATGACCCTGATATTTCAGTGAGATCATTGAGAGCACCACGATGTTTTAATTTAGATATTACGCCCAAATAAACGAAGAGGCCCATGGCTCCTGGACCTATTGCAAGGTACTTCATCTAATAGTACTTGGAAAACTTGGTGCGCAGGAAAGCGAACGCGAAGGCGAACACGAGGGCATGGACAGCAACTGGCAGTGGGCCAGTCTGGCCGCTCATCCACACGCCACCAGACTTGGGTGGCAGGGTCAGAAGCACGCCTGGGCTCAGCAGAACAAACAGCACTGCTGGCACAATCAGGTCGGCGGTTGTCAGGGTCACACCCAGCACCTTAGTGCCGATGAACCAGTACACGAGTGCCAAAACAACTGCGTGGATCAGGACAGACTGCAGATTCATCTGTCCGCTGAACAGCTTGAGGGAAGGCAGAGTAAGCAGAATACCCGGGCTGAGCAGCGCAAACAGGAGAGCAGGCGTCAGAACCTTTGGTCCGGTAATGTCAATCATTTATATGTACTCGACATAATTATTTAACCATGCGTAAAAGTTCTCTGGACAAACCCGGTCGGTGATTACTGGGATCCTTGAAATACTGTTCCATATACTTTGCTGCCACATGGCAGGTTGATCCTGAGTGTACCATCTAGTCGGGGAAAGGACGAAATTTACAAAGTCAGGATAGCCTGCTTGAATTTTAAGGTAATTTTCTTCAATAAATTGACGGACATACATCCAACCGTCGAGTAGCTCTTCAGAATACATGTCTTGCCAATCCTCTGGATGTAAGTCGAGATCTACTTCGTCCTGCTCCTCTTCCTGGTCGACAACGGCGTTGTACTCATAGTAGGCATCACGCGAGTACTCATCATTGATGCCCATTTTACTTAAGTATTACTCGGTCATTGCCTTTAAACCAAGCACTGACACAGTTGACTTGGTGGCTACAGGGGCCGCATCAACTATGGCCTGGAACGCACCTTCAGTACGCACCTCATCTCCACCGAAATATGTCAAAAGACCCTTCTTGATGACGTCCTTTGTGATACCACCCTTTGTATTCTTGGTGTTCAGGTTCACCTTGACCTTTTCATGGACACGGACTGTGTCAATCTCATGGGTTTTCATATGTTCCGTAACAAACTCGCGGAGCTCCTTTTCGCGCTTGTTGAGCACTTGAAGATCTTTGCGAGCTGATGATAATTGGGCTTTAAGTGTCACCCACTCCTTCATAGCCGTTTTAAATTGCTCGTCAGCCATTTATCAATTGACTGACGATTTTTTTAAGCTTAAATTTACTGATACTCTGGAGAAATCTCAAACTTGGGACGCATGGTGTCTGGGGGGATGGTGCTCAGATTGAAAATGGACACTGGGTCACGTGGGTTGATAGGCTCTGAGCGGAACTGCAGGTTTGCGTTGCGCAGCACCCCACCCACCGTCTCTGGGTAACCGATTTGGGAACGTGGATCCAGGTAGTTCTGACCGCTCAGAATCTGATCTGGGCTGAACTGTCCGAAATCCTCGGTTGCCACGACCTCACGAGGGATGAGGCCGGTGGCAGACACCACGCTGGTAGAATAATCGGTTGCTGCTGGGGCTGATGCGACTGCTGGTGCCGAGAAGGCGGCCGGTGCCATTGAGGCGTACCCGCTGCACTTGGGGGTGAACAGCATGTACAGAACTACAACTGCCAGTATTAAAATTGCCAGACCCTTGAGATCCATTTATATTAAATGCGGATAATTTTTTGGCTCAGTCCGACTGGACCTTGGCTCAGTCGACATAATCTGCTGGGTCATCATCGTCCTCAGGATCATCTGTGAACAAATAATCCTTCGGGAAATCAGGAGCCTTGGGGGCGCCACGGACACGCACCTGGATCACACGCCAAATTGGACCGAAGGACTTCTTCAGAAACCACAATCCGGCCAGCTCGAACATCACATCACAACGTGTGTCTGCCTTGATGTCCTGAAGAGGCACTGGGTTCTTCTGACGATCGAAAGCCAGAGTTACAATCTCCCCCTTAATGGTTGCCAGGGACGAGCTCAGAATACCGTCAGTCACACTCTCCTGATAAGCGTTATTAATAGTCTCGTCTGACAGTTCCTTGCCAAACCACTCAACCTTGGACTGCTTAGCATGTCCAAGGATCTCCTCATCAATAGACTGAAACACGTCAAGGCCCGTCTCCACCTTGAAGTTTACTGACTTACCGACCAGATCATCCTGGAGAAGCACATCGTTCACCTGACGCCGAGTACCATTGATCTTCAGAAAATACCGTCCATCTGGAAGCTTTACTGGCTTGGTGAACTCCATTATACTAGTAGGAAAAATCTTCTTTAATGGTAGATGAACGCATCAAGCAATTGCAGTGTCGAATTTTTAACAAGATATTGTCAATGCTTGCCTGACATTGATGCACCCGGTCAGGTGATGTGTGGTTACGTAAATAGAGAAAATGGCCTTGTCTATCCCTGTGAACCTGGCTGTTGTGCACCAACATGTGGACCTAAATTTGGACACATGCCTATTATGGGCCTGGAGTTCAGACCTTCGGCCGGAATTCTTCCACCTAATTTCAATGTTAATTTAGTGACGAGTGACGAGCCCACTCCGACACCTGGTGCTTCAGATTTCCTATCATGGGAATGGATGAAACGTGAAGGCGAGTTTTCATGGCTGACCCTGTTCAAACTCTTGTTGGCACTTTTAGTTATTGTTTTGATGGCCCTGTTACTGGCTTAAAGGAACAGGCCACCTGTAGAGTAGAAATGGCTGCCCCACTCACACTCGAGGACCTGGCAAAGGAGATCAAGTCTCTGCGCAAGGACGTTCGCAAGATCCGTCAGCACCTGGAGGATCCCAACGGCGAGAAGGCCAAGGCTCGTGCCGCCAGCAATGGTTTCAGCAAGCCTCAGGTTGTGACCGAGAAGCTGCGTAGCTTCCTGGGCCTGGCTGCCGACGAGAAGATCTCCCGTGCTGATGTGACCAAGCGCATCAGTGCTTACCTGACCGAGAAGGGCCTGAAGAACGGCAAGAACATCACTCTGGACGCCCCACTGAAGGACCTGCTGAACCCGCCAGAGGGCACTCAGGTCACTTTCATGAACATTCAGAAGTACATTAGCCCTCACTACGTGAAGGAGCCTGGTACCGAGAAGGTCACCAAGCCCAAGGCTGCCAAGGCACCAAAGGCCGAGGCTGCCGCCGAGCCCGCCAAGGAGAAGGCTTCACGCCCAAAGGTCGAGAAGAAGGTTGCCAAGGCTTAAAACCTTGGTGCTTAGTAACATAAACAATGGAACCAGCTCCAGCAGTTGACGTTCCACTCATAAATTCTATTGTCGGAACAAAAATCAAAAATACTGACTTGTATCAACGCGCGCGCACGCACAAGTCAGCCCTGAAACGTTATTCAGGGCTGACTGGGTCGTACGAAACACTTGAATTCATGGGTGATTCCGTCCTTGGATTTATTATTACTAAACATCTGTTTGATCAATATGAAAAGGAACAAGAGGGGTTCCTCACAAAGGCCCGGACGAAGATGGTCCGGGGCAAAACTCTTTGCGAAATTTCAAAAAAATTGGGACTTCATGAACTTATTTTGATGGATGAAAAGGGTCAGCGCAACAACTGGAACACCAACCCTAACATTATGGAGGATGCGTTCGAGGCTCTGGTGGGTGCCATCTATCTAGATCTTGGTATGATCCATGCGAAGCGTTTTGTCCTGGAGTCATTTACAAAGGTTGAGACCAACCTCACCGATGACAATTACAAGGATCAGCTGATGCGTTGGTGCCAAGCCCTCAAGATGCCTCTGCCAGAGTATCGGATAGTTGGCAACACGAATGGAATGTTCTGTGTTCAATTGGTGGTGGACGGCCTCGAGTGCGGCTGCGGCTTCGCAACTTCAAAAAAGGAAGCAGAACAAAATGCCGCTCAGTTGTTACTTAAGACAGACGCACGATTTAAAAATAAGCAGATACCAACAAATGCATCCAAAAATCAAGGAGTTGATAGAGCGGAAGTACCACGAGCAACGGAGCCCCGAGTGGCTAGCACTTCGTGAAAATATGCTTACCGCAAGTGATGCTGCAACTGCACTTGGTGTAAACCCGTACGAAACACCAGATGGACTGTTGATAAAAAAGTGTGGCGGCCGAAAGTTCCAGGGGAACGAGGCTACCGCCCGTGGGACATTACTCGAGCCAATTGCACGGGACAAGTATGATGCTATGTTCAACCGAAAAAGTCATGAGATTGGTCTCGTCCAACATCCCAAGTATCCTTTTCTAGGAGGCTCACCTGACGGTATTACAGAAGACGGTCTATTGATAGAAATTAAGTGTCCATTGTCTCGGAAAATTGAGCCTAAAGTTCCAAAGTACTATGTCCCACAAATCCAATTACTTTTGGAAATTCTTGACCTGGATGAATGTGATTTTATTCAGTACAGGCCAGCAACCGACCTACCAGAGGAATTTGTAATTGTAAATGTGAAAAGGGATCGTGAATGGTTTGAGAGATCCCTTCCGGTCATGGAGGCTTTTTGGCAGCGCGTGGTTGAGGGGCGGGCCAACGGTTTCAGGTGTGAAGTAGTGGAAGAACCCGCGTTAGAGTTTAAACTTCCTGTATGTGAAGTAGTAGAAGATGGGGTGCGCGAAGTGCCGGAAGAAGGGGACCCTGACCCTCAAGTGTAGGGACTGTTCTGGGGATTTCTGCACTGGATGCATTCAACTTGAGACGCACATGTGTCCCATGTTGAGTGCCCGAAAGCAAATTGAAAAAACTGACCTAAGTATCAAACTCGTCAAGGTGGAGGCTCCGAAGATAGCTAAAATTTGACATTCTTAAGCACAACAACTCCAATTACGACAAGAATGAGAATAATAAGAAGTCTATTATCTTCTTTATCGGTTCTGACCGCTGGCCGATCTGGACGCTCCCAAGTGACTACACCATTGTCCAGCTCATATTTCCGTGCAGGAAACATGCGCCAAGGAGCTGGGTTCACACTGGCTTCTTTAAGATACATTGGGCCTGAACGATTGAGATCAAGTGGGTTAAAATGATCGAGATCAGTATTTTCATCGGTATAAGTTTGAGGCGTCTCATCAATTTGTGACACATATGAACCATCCATAAAGTTTTTATAGAAGCCATCGGTTGGGACGCCGAAGGTCCCGGTCCATGTGTATGCGTTAAACCCATCAATTTGGAGACGGTCATCTATCAAGGCTGCACTCGCCATTACTTTACCTCTATATTATTTTCCTTGTAAATTTTTGCCTGTGCCTTCTGACGATGGAGCTCCCACATTTCATCGAGGTCTATCTTCAGCATGGACGCTAATTGAAATAGATAACTAAACACGTCACCCATTTCCATAATTACGTCTGTACCGCGGTCCTTTTTTAGGCCCGTCTTGCGGTAAATTCGATGGGCCTGACGGATACTCGAAGCGAGCTCGCCCATCTCCTCGTTGAGCAACATCCAGACAATGCTCACTGGAGCCTTGTCCCAACCTTTCTGTTTACAAAGTTCAGCAGTTTCATCACGGTAACGGTTCATCTTGTTTAGTCATGGTTCTACTTGTTTAATACGTTACTAACCTTGCTCAATTCTTTTCTGAATTTGAACACTAAAATCAGGACAAATATCAGAAGCACTGCCTCAACTCCTAACTTCATCCCTTCAATTTTATGCTCATCAGTTGTTTTAGTATGTGCCCATGGTTCAACGATAGTAGATGTAAACAGACGCACCAGACGATCTATTATAAAAAATATGAGGAAACCGGCCAGAATATCGTCAAGTGCCCTCATAGTTAATTTCTGTCTAGAATATTTTCAATAGTTAAGTTAATGGCGAGTGCAGGCGGCGCGCCCCCTCCTGTCGCCCCTCCTGCCCCCCGAGGTAAGGGGGGTATAATTATAGTAGTTGTTTTACTTGTTATTATAGGTATAGTTGTTGCTATATATTTCAGTAACGTCACGTGCCCAGGTTGGGGAAATAATTGTTCACCAGCTCCAAGCCCTGCGACCACCCCAAGCCCTGCGACCACCCCAAGCCCTGCGACCACCCCAAGCCCTGCGACCACCCCAAGCCCTGCGACCACCCCAAGCCCTGTAGACGCGCCACCTCCTGGAACACCACAATACAATTTCTTAGGTGCAAATCAGTCTCAGATTTCCGGTAAAAATTTCATAACACTGGTATCTGTTTATGGAGATTACTATCTTACATACGCACGCGACAGCGCATCAACTAATTCAGCAATTTCAATTGTGAAGAGAGATCATTCTGGTGTAAATACGTGGGGTATCGGTCCCAATACCGGACTGGCTGGTAATGGTATGGGAAATTACAAGTTTGCTAAGATTGGAACTAACGTAATGAAGATCACAAGTATAAGATCATATGCCATCGATGGATATTTCGTCGATTCAAATGGTACAGCTATTGTCAGTCCTTTTACACAGGACGGTTTTGATATAAAACATTTTGATCTTGGAGATTACGGAACCCTACAAGGGCCAAATCCTTTACAAGACGATACTAAACCAAGAGAATATATGCCCAAAACATACGGCTGCCTTATAGATGAGACGGCAGATGGCGAAAACTGCCTTATTCCAGCAAATTACACTGGGTTTCAACAAGGGTTCAGGGGTATGTTCGAAGCCGACAACTTAGTATCGGTAAACCCATACGACCCAACGAAGAAACAGAGATCCCGTGGTTTCTGTCCTTACAATTACAATGTCGCACCCCCTTCACTTGGCGGCTCACCAAATAAATGCTCGTACATCCCTAAAACACTTGACCCCTCCATACCCACTGCTCCAGGACTTGAACCCGGGCCTATCCCACCAGCACCACCTACATCTGGACCTGTTACGTCATGTCCTTGTGGTAAATATTTACAGAATGGACAATGTGTACCTAACCCACCGGGGCCTGGAGCCAATCCTGGTGCACCAACGAAAGCTTGGTGCGAATTAGGCTGGCAACTTGGAAATGACAATGCCACGTGTTGGCTAGTCCTCCAGGGACAAGCGCCGCGCACCAAACCAGCCTACATCGATTGCTAATTTAAAAAGCAAATTTGGTATTGTCAGGTATCTTGTTACCGTAGGTACTTGTGCTCACAGGGGCATCGAGAGGTACTGGATTTTGCGAAATGTCTTTAATATACATGAGCTGCTGCAGAACACCTGTAGAGATTGTCTGAGTGGCCTCCTGTACGACCCGTTTGTTCATGTTGGCCACCTGGCCACGGACATCGACATATGGGTCGGCCATAAGATTTATGTAGACGCGCTTCATCAGGGCCTGGAGATCGGCGTCATTTTGTCTTTGAATTGTGTAACCTGTCTTGGCACGAATAGACTGGATGATATCGTTATGGATGGTTTCCCGATTGAAATCGGAAAAGAAGGCGTCGCTCAGGGGCGTGGGGAGGTGACGTGTACTCATTTATATGTACCGAGTTAAAAATTCATTAAAAGCGGATGCGCACATCAATTTTTCATGTTAACAAGTTTGTAATAGACTGATGATAAAAACCTCCATATTACATCTACGATCCACCAGAAATATCCATCAATACCTCTACATGAATAATGGCTAATGGCACTGTCACATGGTGCTGTAGTATAGTCCATTATGAGTATAAGTCGCTCACCGGATGTAAATTTAACTTTATGAAGACAATTTCCAGCTTCAAGTATTACACCAGTATTCTCAATGAATGGAAATTCCCCTATATCTTCAATAGTAAAAACGGAGTCTGACGTATCATATATAGGTATAACTAATCGGTACTGTTTGACATCTTTACTGTATCGCTTTTTGTCATGATGATAGTTCTCATAGTACTGAGCTTTCATACCCGCATAATAATAACGGATCCAGCATCTTTGCGAATCGAGTGAGTTTACCGGATAAACCCTTTCACCAATCACTTCTGATATTTGATTTAGAAATTCAGGATCAGAATACAGAGAGACCTCTATATCTTCATTTAAATTTTTATTGGTACGAGCCCTCTCATAAAAACGGTCGTAAAGTTCCTGACGACAATTATCATCAAGTATGTTTTGAGTAATAGAAAATCCTTCACCTCTTACAGTATTATTAAACGTGTTCAATTTACAATTTAATTTAACATTGTCTACTCTTTTCGAATACAAAATTCCAGGAAGGATCAGGACTGTTGCTATTACAAAAAGTATGAGTATAGCAATTTTCATATATTATACTAGGAAAATGATTTTCGGAATTCCCATTCCACTGTGGATATTATCGTTTATTACAGGGTCTATATTTGCAAGACTTGCACTTCCTATGGATAGTATTTTATCATGGATTGTATTATTCACTGCAATTATATTCAAGAACCTGACTTTAAAAACCGCATACCTCGCCCTTGTGGGTTAAAAAAAACCAGCGCTTGATTACAAATGAAGGTCATCAAGAGGTCCGGTGAGGAGACGCCTATGTTGTTTGACAAGGTGACCAACAGAATTCAGAAACTATGTACCGGCCTTACAGTACACGCCGACAAAGTTGCTCAAAAGGTCTTCACAAATATGTACGACGGAATTAAGACTTCTGAAATTGACGAGCTAAGTGCTGACGTGGCAGTCCATATGATGACCGAGCACCCCGATTACGAGACACTCGCTGCTCGAATTCTAGTTTCAAATATGCATAAGATTTCTCCAAAGACTTTCAGTGACGCGATGGTTGCCAACCACAAGAATGGTCGCGTGTCTGACGAGTTTATGAAATGTGTCGCACTTGAGCTTGACGCGGTGATCGATCGCGAGCGCGACTATGGTTTTGGTTATTTTGGTCTCAAGACTTTGCAGAAAATGTATCTGAACCCGGGTGAGACGCCACAATATATGTTTATGCGTGTCGCCATAGGTATCCACGGTGATGACATCCCGCGCGTCAAGGAAACATATGACCTTATGTCAAACCGTTATTTCATTCATGCAACTCCGACCTTGTTCAACGCCGGTTCAAAAAACCCTCAGATGTCAAGCTGTTTTTTGCTTGATATGAAAAAAGATAGCATCGAGGGAATTTACGAGACTATGAGCCGATGTGCCCAGATTTCCAAGTGGTCCGGGGGCATAGGTCTTGCGGTCAGTAAGGTGCGAGCCAAAGGGTCTCGGATTGTGGGAACCAATGGTCAGTCTGACGGCATCATCCCGATGCTGCGCGTATTTAATTCGACAGCACGGTATGTCAATCAAGGGGGGCGCCGGAAGGGGTCGATCGCCGTTTACCTCGAGCCATGGCACGCAGACATTATGGACTTTTTGGAGCTTCGCCTCAACCAGGGCGATGAGGAGGCGCGTTGTCGCGATCTATTCACAGCCCTCTGGATCCCTGACGCATTCATGCGCGCTGTAGAAAATGATACAGATTGGCATCTCATGTGCCCTAACGAGTGTCCAGAACTCACAGAACTTTACGGTCCCAAGTTTGACGAAGTTTATACCAAGTACGTGGCAGAGGGAAAGTTCCGCAAGGTTATCAAGGCCCGTGACATTTGGGACGCCATTCTCAAGTCACAGGTTGAGACAGGCACGCCATACATGTGCTACAAAGATGCGTGTAACGCCAAGTCGAACCAGAAAAATCTCGGTACTATTAAGTCATCTAATTTGTGTACTGAAATCGTGGAGTTTACAGATGCGGACGAAGTGGCTGTGTGTAACCTTGCGTCGCTGAGCCTTCCTGCGTTTGTAAAGGATGGCAAGTTTTTCGACTTTCAGAAACTCCACGAGGTTACGCGGGTCGTGACGCGCAACCTCAATCGCGTAATCGACAAGAACTTCTACCCAATTCCAGAGGCCGAGAGATCTAATAAGCGTCACCGGCCAATTGCCATCGGTGTTCAGGGGCTGGCTGACGTATTTATGATGATGGGGCTTCCGTTCGATGACCCACAGGCTCGTGGGATGAACAAAGGGATCTTCGAGTGTATGTATCACGCGGCACTTATGGAATCATGTGAGCTGGCCAAGGCTGAGGGCCCATACGAGACTTTCCAGGGGTCTCCGGCAGCCGAGGGTATCTTGCAGCATGACATGTGGGGTCTAGGTAATGTCGGGGTAGATTTTTGGTCAGATTTGCGGGAGGATATCAAGAAGTATGGTCTGCGTAACTCACTGCTCGTCGGACCAATGCCGACGGCAAGCACAGCCCAGATCCTTGGAAACAACGAAGCATTTGAACCTTACACTACAAACCTGTACCTGCGTCGTACCCTTGCCGGTGAATTTGTCATGATCAACAAGCATCTTGTGAAGGATCTTCAGGCGATTGGGGCCTGGTCACCTGAATTGAAAACCCAAATTGTAAAAGATGGTGGCAGTGTTCAAAATTTGAACATTCCCGAAGAACTCCGTAAGGTGTATCGCACGGTATGGGAAATTCCACAGAAATCTATTATCGACATGGCGGCTGACCGTGGCGCATTCATTTGTCAGTCTCAGTCTCTGAATATCTTCATGGAGAACCCCACTCTGGCTAAGTTGTCTAGTATGCATATGTATGGATGGAAGAAGGGTCTCAAGACTGGTATGTACTATCTGCGTACACGAGCAAAGGCCAAGCCAATTCAGGTTACCGTGCCAGTTGATCCTGTCGCTGCGTGCCGTAGAGATAACCCAGAAGGTTGCATGATGTGTTCAGGATAAATTTTGAGTGCTAATACTAATGAGTGTACCTGCACCGACGCCTCCCAGTCCAGTCGGTGTACCGTCGCCGTCGCCGTCGCCGATCGCAGCGGCATGGGGACCAAAAGCCGCATCAGTTATAGGACCAATTACTATTAAAGCATCAAATGGAAAATACATGTATTTTGATACAGTGGATCAACAGGCGATCGCTTCTACATTTGAGGTGTCACTTAGCGACACCCCTCAGTTGTTTTTATTTGGTTCGAATATACCCAATACACGAAAAATACCGACTAATACCGGTACACCTTTTACAGGACCAATTTTTCCAGCTTATGTCCAGACAGACGGGTCTTTATGGTCTTACGCAAGTTCAGGATATAACACATCTACAGGTGCGAATATGGGGGGCGAAAAACATATGATACTTGCACCATTCCAGCAGACGGCCACCAATTATAACACACCTTATTCACAGTCGTTTGGTTGGAATTTCTGGGCAAACGAAGACGGCACCTACAATATTCAAAATCAGGCAGTAGGATATGCAGCCCCCAGCAGTGACGGAACTAAAATAATTCTTGGGGGACCTAACATTGAGAAATGGACAATTGATTACGTAAGTTATCCGCCACCACCACCACCAGACACGTCAAGTTACGACACGCCAAGTCCGGCCACAGACAGCTCTCTCTGGATATGGATCGGAGCAGGTGTAGGTATTTTTCTATTAATCATATTAATTATCATACTCTTATCTTCATCCAAAAAATCCAGACCAAGAGGCAAATAATTTCATAACCTAATATAATGAAGGAACTGTATACAGTCGAAGCGGACGACGGGACAATTATACAGGCAGGCGGCGAATTCACAATACAGTCTAAGACTTCTAATAAGTACATGTATTGTGACTTCTCCAAGGGTAATAAAATTGTATTATCCGACCATCCGTCTTATTTTAAATTTCAAAAAGGCGGTGATGGTTTTAATTCAGCAGAAAATTGGGGTGCTATCGTGTTCAACAGAAGCCCCATGTCACCCACAAGTGTAGAATTATACAAACTACGAATTGAAGAGAATACAAATCCAACTGCTAACCTTGTGGCTGTCCAGGAAGGCACGCCTACGTATCGGAAAGGCACGGGTGCATTTATGTTTTATAAAAATGCGGATGGATCCTATAGAATTGCAAGCCCTGAAATAGGTCTTTCCGGTACTCCAACTATATTTATAGGTATAGACCGGTCCACATATTCTACTATATTAACCACAATAGCGACTGGCGTTCAACCTGAAAATTGGATAATTGCGTATACAGGAAAACAAGCCATCAGTGCAACAGTCTCACCGCCAACTATTATAACAGGGGGAGTACTTAATCTTCCCCCAATTGATGTTGGCGGGATCCTCGGAAACTCGACACCGTCTCCTTATAAAGACACCCAATGGTTCGAACAGGTTATTCGTGAAAATGCACCGTTGACTTATACACCCGGTGACGTTCCTCCAATGTTTGTACCTGCACCAGGAGGAGGAGATACACCCAGTCCTTCAAGTGATAATTCTATGTGGATATGGATCGGAGTAGGAGTTGGAGTTTTGATTTTAGTTCTAATAATCGTAATGGTCCTCCTTAAAAAGAAACCAAAACCAGTAATTAGGAAATGATAAAACAGCGTATTATTGATTGCATGGATATAGATACGCGCAAGGCTTACGGTCTCCCGCCCCGTAAACTTAAGCCATCAAGAGTCCGGACAATGTCCAACCTTCTTCATTCTCATGATGGGTTAATTTATGATACAAAAACGAAAACGCTTTACAATTTTTATACTTATCCAGGTTGTTGGACTATACATAGACCTGTAGAATTAAGTGCGATGGTACCCGAACAACCTGACTGCTCTGATTGGTGTATATCAATTTTCAATTTAGAAAAGAAAACCTTCTCATCAGAGATATTTTACGAGGGCGGAGGATATCAATTTATTCCGGAAAATCACGAGCCATGGATAACTGAATTAAAGGTGCTATTGAAATAAGATTTATGAAGGTTAAAATACCTGCAGCACTGCGCGAGCAAGTATGGCTGTCGTGGTGCGGCGACCGCCTTTTCAAGCACAAGTGCCTGGTGACGTGGTGTGAAAATGTTATGACCCCCTTTCAGTTTGAGGTCGGTCATAACATTCCTGAAAGTAAAGGAGGCGCGACGGACTTGTCCAATCTGCGCCCTATCTGCTCTAAATGCAACAGGTCTATGGGGGACGAATACACTATCGATGAGTTTTCAAAACTGTCCCGCCCAAGTCCCCGCTTATTTGAGTGCTTCAGATACTCGGAAGCTGCCGAAGTCTAGCCTCGATAGAATTAATCTGGCGGGAGATGGCGTTTCTTTGAGCCGTCAGTGCAGCGATCTGCTGTTGCATCAGACTGCGCAGATTTGCCCGGGCGCGGGCAGGGGTGGGCGTCCGGCGCGGGGCCAAGGGAGGCCGACCCGCGGGCGAAGCCAGTTTATTGACCTTTGTGAGAAGCTTAGAGAGTTCGGCGCGCTGCTCGGCGTTAGTTTTCTTAAGAGCCTCTAAAGCCTCCTTGTAGTTTGCAACAAACTTTGTCCGAATTTTGTACTCATTAGCCAAAGTCTTGGCCTGTTTAACATTCTGTTGAGCCTTGAAAATGATGGCATTGATAAAGGCCTGATTAGCCTTGCGTCCGAGATTTTTATGGAAACCCTGCAGACCGCTTTTTGCATAAAGTATACTTTCGATTTGCTTGTTATTCATTTAAAAGGATCGGACATTTTATTTATAGGATGCCTTTATGGTCAGAGATTAATAAAGACCTTATTGAGGTAGGTACAGGGCAGCGAGTTAAATTTTCATATCAAAATGGGGGACCGCTTCGCTTTCAGGTGCCTCGCGGCCTGACGCGCTACGGAATTGGGTCATTTAAAAGTCTGACGGTGGATACATTGCACAATAATGAATTCACCGATTGGTACAGACAACTTGAAAAAACTCTGTGCCCTCTCGAGCCTTTCAAGTCAAATATTTCAGAATATGGACTTAGAATTAAGATTGATGATCGGACCCTATTATTTGATAGCGCCGGTGTGTATATTCCCACTGATATGTGCGAAGGAACACTCAGGGGTGACGAGGTGACGTGTATTGTTGACCTTGATGGGTACTATTTTTACAATGGGAATTACGGAATAACATGCAGGGCCTATCAAATTAAAACTCATGGGGGAGTTTCCGAACCTGATCAGCCTCATGTAGAATTTAGCGAGTGCGCTTTTTTGGAGACCGACGCTTGATCCCGAATATTTTACGCAGATTAGCTAACAGGGTCTTGGTGGGGGCGCTCACTGAGCGGGATCTGCTACGGCTACGGCTACGAGACTTGGCTGGCATTTAGTATTCACTTAGAATAAATTTGCTTAGCACGCTTGTACAGCTCTGAGCCCTTAGTTACAAGTGCGAACTCAGTCTTGGGGATACCCAGGGATTTCTTGGCTTTCTTTACCGCCTCGATCCATGGGTTCTTCTTCTCGGACTTGGACTTGTCCTTGGACACAATCTCACCTCCAGAATACTTGAGGTCCTTCTTGGTGAGGCCTCCGGAGGTGTGGTGGGCGGTGCCGTTCATCACCTGTGCACGGGATCCAACGGCCTGGGTATGTGACATTTTATTATGAGGCGGGATTTTAATTTGGTTTTGCAATTACACGCGGAATATTTTAGCTAGCGCCTGGATAGTGACCTTCGATTTTCCCACTGGGATCTGCTTGACCAAGCGCTCGTCATTGAGCACCTGCGCGCAGATCGCCGACTTGTGCTCCTGCAACTGGATGATGCTCTGCTCGACACTCGGCAATGTCTCCGTCCCCACGTAGTACAGCTTCCGCACGACAACCTTGCGAGTTTGGCCGGTGCGGTGCGCGCGACCGATCGCCTGCAATTCAGTTGCAGGGTTCCAGGCCGGAGTTGTGATGTAGACGCGCGTAGCATCCTGCAAATTAAGGCCGACACCCCCGGCCTTGATTTGTATCAGAAAAACTGCACCGGTTTTTGCCTTCTTGAAGGCGGCGATCCGCTCTTCGCGCTGGTCCTTTAGCACCGAACCGTCTATCCGGAGCACCGGGATGCCCCTCTCGGTCAGCAGCTCCTGGATCCGGTCCATCTCCCCCATAAACTGGGCGAAAATGAGGCTCTTTTCGTTGCGGTGGCTCGTCACCAGGTCGATCAAAGTCTCCATTTTACGGCTCCGACCGGTCCAGGGCTCTGGGTCCGTATCTTCCTTGAGGGCTATTCCGTCAAGATACAGCTGCGGCCACGTGCTCACCTGGCGGACGCGAAGCAACGCCTCCAAAACCATCATCTGGTGGGCACCGCGGTTTTCCGCTGCCAGAGCGTGGGTGATCACCTCCTGACCCCTCCGGAACACGTCATCATACAGTGTTTTCTCCTCTGGGTACATTTCGAGTTCGACATTGTCGAAGTCGCACGGAGGAAGTTCGAGGCGCTTATTGTGCTGGGCCACATCAGACTTGGTGCGGCGCAGCACGTATTTCTCCTGGATATCACGGTAAGAGCACTGCACCTCAAGCTTTGACATACCGATAAATGCGCACAGCGCCACAAAGTCCTTCATAGAGTTGAATACTGGGGTACCGGAGAGGATCCACCGTACCCGCGCCACAAGAGCACGGCAGGCAATATGCGTCTTACTCTTCTGATTGCGGATTTCGTGACCCTCATCCAGAATGACGCGATCCCAGCGCTGCGTCACAAGGGGGCAGACCCCCTTGCCCTTGCGCTGCGACATCACCGAGTAAGGTGCGATAGTGATGTCGGCGTTTGCCAGCTCACGCTTGGGCCCGTCAAAGACATGGACCGAAAAGTGAGGCGCAAACTTATTGATCTCGTCACGCCACTGCGCCACAATTGACTTGGGCACAATTACGAGCGTCTTGCGGTAATGCGCATTGACGCACATAGTGGCCAACATCTGCACAGTCTTACCGAGACCCATCTCGTCACAGAGAAACCCCCCAGGATAGTCAGTGGCGTTCTCGCGCTTCACAAGCCATCTGACGCCGTCGTGCTGGTAAGGTGAGATGAGGCGCGTCTTGAGCATTTTGCGTTACTTCATTAAGGTGCCGAAGGGTTGACAGGGCCACACAACCAACTTTTTCCTCTCTCCATAGTAGAGAATGGCAACAGCCAATTCAATTGTTAAATTGTTTACAGGCCTACAAAAATCTGGCCTGAAAAAATCTGAAATAGCAAATCAAATTACAAACTTGTTCAAAACTAATAAGAAAATTTATGGTCGGCTGACCCCTAGTCAGGAGAGGGTCTTTACTGAAATTGCTAGAGAGAGACCTGAATTTATAAATCGAATTGGTAATCCTGAAAGCAAAGCTAAAATAGCAAATCAGATTACAGGACTTTTTATTATAGAGCCAAAATCTAATAGATTTCAACTACCTGCATTTAGAATGCCAAATATCAGATTTCAGCCACCTGCATTTAGAATGCCAAACAGAGGAAGAAATATCAGGTTTTCGCGTCCACAGTTTCAACTACCTGCATTTAGAATGCCAAATATCAGGTTCAGAGCCCCAAATAGACGTGCGCCAACGATGAGTATGGGATATCCAGTTATACCCACCTTACCTCCAATTATTCAGGCAACAATTCAGCCTCCTATACTTCCACCCAAGCCCCCTAACAAGCCCCCTCACGTACC